GTCTGGCGCCCTTCTTGCATGGGTACTTCTTACCGCCCCCTATAGAGGACGTCTAGAGAGGGCGGTGGTGTGGTTTGTGGCACAGACGGTGCCAGGTCTTCAAAGAATCGGGGTGACGCGAATGTTTCCACCCGGCAGGATCTCAATCGTGAAACGGTTTGTGCTTGGACAGATAGGGCAGGTAGGACAGGGTCCCTGGCATGACTGACCGGCGGGGCAGAGGTTGAAAGGTGGAGGAGGTGGAGGAGGTGGAGTCACCGATCCCGAGATCGCGCGTGGGTCGCCGCAGTAGTAGGCATAGAGAGTCTCCCACGTCGAGACCTTCCCATCGTTTGTGGCGTATGTCGGATCGGTAGGCCCTGCGAGCCAGGGTGCCTCACGCTTACGGAAAGCTTCCGCCATGAAGGAGGTGTAGTCTGTGGAGTGTGGTCCGGGGACTCCTGCACTCCAAAACGATCCGAAGGCACGTGTGAGGGTGGGTCCGGTCCATACTGTGTCCTTTGGTAGGACAATGACACGATAGGGCTGACCGCCATGAGCAGAACCGGCACGCGTGATGCAGCCGGATGGAGGGGTGTAGCCCACATCAGCGAGGGCGTGGTGGGAGAGCAGGAGGAGCAGGAGGGGAAGGAGCCGGTGTCGCATCAGTCGCCCCCGATCCTGGATGGAATGATGATGGCGGAACCTGCGAGGGGTGTGCCAGCGATTCGGACGTGCCCAGAGCTCGGGATCGCCTCACACTCGGCGACCTGCTTCCCCGCGCACAAGATCCACCAGGTGGGACCGCCGACCTGGTTCACGGCCATGAGGACGGCGGCCCTGCTCTGTCCGCCGCCGAGGATCGCATCGAGAACGGGGGCCGGAAGTGCGCCCGTTTCGGGGGATGAGGCGAGTGTGAGCGGGGCGATGAAGCTCTTCACGCCATCGATGACCTGCTCCTTCGCGGTCTCCGAAGTGAATAGAATCCGGGCGAGGTCGGCGGTCCCACACCCCGAGAGGAGCGTGAGTGCCAGCGTCATCATCAGGACTCCGGTGCGGTGTCGTTTCAACATTCTGTCTCCTTCTCGGTTGTGGCCTGGAGTGCTCTGCTGAGGGCTCGCTCCAGCTCCTCGTGGTCTTCTTTGGTCAGGTGTGCGGCAAACTTCTCTAGCATCTCGCGGCTGCGGGTCCTACGGTTGTCCAGGCTCTCAATGGCCGACAGCGCCTGGTCCACTCGGGCGGCCAGCTCGGGGGTGAGATCGAGCTCTACAGTCGTGTTGGATGCATCCATCGAACCTCCTTCCTCAGTTCTCTGTCTCCTGCTCGTGCTCCGTCCACTCACCGCAGTCAGAACACAGGGTTTGAAAGACGCCGTTCTCATTCGTCTCGCCGTAGCCGAGCGCTGGTGCGCCACAGTGCCCGCAGCGGAAGGCAGCGGCTTCGGTGAGGGTGCGCGCGGTGGTGTCGCTCACTTCGCCCCCGGGATGACGGTCCGCTTTGCCGATGCGGGGACAGCGGGCCGCGGCGTGGACCACTCGAAGCCCACGGACACCGCGTGCCTTCCGGGGCTCCGCCACTCGACCTTGATCCAGTCCACCGGCCGCTCAGGCCGTCCTTCCCGCTGGGCTACCTTCGAACCGTGCACCAGGTAACGGGGCCGCTCGGCCTCCCCGGGGTCGGCGTACCAGGCGAGCGTACCGCCCTCCCACCTCTCGACGGTGAGCTGGAGGCGGAGGCGCGAAGGCAGCGGGGCGTCCAGCGCGAGCGGGCCGGCAAGGAGCCGCGCACCGTGCGGGCCATCGAGAATCCTCCGTAACCAGAAGAGTGGGCCGTCCATGAGCCTGTCCGCACCCTTCTTCCACTCGGAGGAGAGCTTGCGTGGTCTGCCGCCGGTGCCGCGGTGGATGAATGGGAAGCCCTGGCGGCGGCGCACCTCGCGGTAGATGTCGGTGAACGTCCTACGGTCCGCCTTTGCGCCGAGTGGCATCCGCATGCCCCCGAGACCGCGACAGTCTCCGTCCGGGGTGGCGATGAGATCCCCGATCCGGAGTTCCTGCCCGAGTAAGCGGGCCGCCGAGTCGCTGATGACCCGGAGGTCAAGACGCTCTGGGGTGTCGATCCCGGCCGCCAGCCATCCCAAATGCGCGAGGTCGTACATGCCCCCATGGGGGTCCGGCGGTAGGAGCTCCCACGGAACCGGGCCGACCTCCTCCTCCTCGCGCAGCATCGCCAGTGAGCCCCGGACCGCCTCCAAGAACAGATCGGAGAAGGGGAGAAAGCACCCCGCCGCGAGTGCCATCGCCCGCTGGTTCGGCGTGGGCTTCCCTCTCCCTCCGATGAACGGTCTGATCTGGTGGTGGGAGCCGGGGTGGCCCACAAGCATTGCGCTTTCTAACGCTTTGGATGTGATCTCAACGTTTCCCATGGTGTCGATAGTAACACTGAAACGATAGTGATAGAGGGGAGCCCCTACGTCGGGGCGTATTCGAGAATGGCGCCACCGTCCGGGGTGTCGTGGTATTCAAGGTCAAGCGGCTCGCCAGAGATCCGCGACAGTTCGCCTTCCGGGCGGGTGATCTCAGCCCGGATGGAATCAGGCTTTGTCGGCCGCGCAGGGTAGATCTGCACTTCTGCCTCGGTCGGCCATGGATAATGAGCAAAAGTTCTCCTGCGGCAAACGTTGATCCACAGCCCGCCGGGGGTCGAGTAGAGAGTGGACCGCCGGAAGTCGTCGCTTTCCCCGCAGGAAAGATCCGCTTTGACTTCACTGAGCATCTTCTCGATAGCGTCGTGCCCCAGCGTGATTCGGACCGTCGTGGTAGTCATGGGGTCATCCCCTTTTCTGCCGGTCAACCGGCGGTTTCGTTCGGGCTGTAGCACCCGAGGGAAGGCACCCGGCGTGGATGCCCTCCCCTGGAGGCTACTGGTCTCACTGCGCCACCACCTTCCCCTCACAGTAGGCACAGTCGGCGAGAGTGAGGATCTTGGTGTTGAGGGAGTCGTTGGAGGGGGAGAAGTGGAGAGAGGGAGAGGGGCAGGTGGCCTGTGTGATGATCCACCCATCAATGTCTCCAGCACTGCCGCCTCCGTCTGTCTCCATGGCGCGGAAGGCCGCTTCTCTAGTCTCTCCGTGGTAGGTTCCGAAATAGTCGCCGGACAGGTTGTAGATTTCGTTCATCGCGTGGTCTTCCGCCCGACGTCGAGGAGCGCCTGATTCGCTTCGATGATTCCTTCCAGCGCCAGTTTCCGAGCAGGAGCCAAGCGATGCGTGAACCCCTCTGGCATGATCACCCGCCGCATACCGTCTGGGAGCGCCGCGGAGATCGGCAGGTCATCCTCGAAGATCGCTTGCAGCCGGTCCCGCTCGCCCTGTGCGGCAGGCAGAACACGCGCGCCGATGATCCCATCCTGGTAGAGGATAGCGTCCAGGGCCTGCTCCGCGTCAGAGAGGGAGGGAAAGTCGGTGATGAGTTGCAGTGCGTTCATGGGACGTCTCCTGGCTCGGTCGGGGCTCCATCGCCTCAACCATGACCCTGATTCTAGGGTCACTACTTCTCTATGTCAATAGAGGAAGTGAGGCGTAACTTATCCACCTTCTTCTCTACCTCACTCAAGTCCTCCCTCCTCTCCTGAATCAGTCTCCCCAACTCCCCCCACACCCAGGAGGGGATAAGCCGCGTCCCCTTCACCCACATGCGCAGGTTGTCATAGTTGACCCCGGGGTGGGGGTTGCGCGGACAGTGGAGGGAGAGGGAGAGAGGAGTGAGGAAGTGGGGGCCATAGAGGAGGATACCAGTCTCCTGGAGGACAAAGGCGGGAGAGAGAAAAGTCACTGTCCTTCCCCCGTCCCGAGGAGTAGCCGTGCCATCTCCGGGAGAATGCGACTTCAACTCGGCACGGATCAGGCTGGCAGCGGCGGCGGGGGAGATGCAGGGGGTGCTCATTTGACCTTCCGAGTCGGAAATTGATTGAACAGCTTGCCCAACTTGGAGCAGTTGACAATCATCTGAGTCTTCCAGCGTTCGATCGTCTCGTCTTCCTTCTTGATAGTCAGGATCGAGTGAGACCAGACGTGGTTTCCGGTCAGCTCGGCTGATGCGCAAGTGCCAATCTTCTCTTCCAACTTGGCGACGAATAGATCGTACTCTTTAGCTGCATTCTCTTTTGCTTCCTTGATGAAACGCTCGACCCTCTCGTCTGTCACGTCGGCGAGCATGGGTTCGTTCATTCCATATGTGGTCTTCCGCCAGACCGTCAAAGCACTGAACAACAGATATTTGCCGAGCGCAAGCATGAAGGGTCCCCTCGACAGTCCGCCGTTCGGATAGGGGGCGGCGACCCTCACATCGTGTCCTGCTGCTTCGAGCTGCTCGCGGACAGATTCGACGACCTTCTGTGCTTCTTGCTCGGCACGGGAGATTGCTTCCGACTTGAGGGGGAGGACAGCGGCGGCAATCGGCGTCTCGTTTCTCATGACCCTAACTATAGGGTCACGCACGCATGGTGTCAATAGGCAAAGTGGGGCGTAAGTCCCCCTATCATCTCTCCCGCCTAGGGTTCCCGAACCCCCCATCCTGTCTCACTGTCTCCCTGGAGTGGCAGGGCTTGCATGTCGCCTGGAAGTTGGGAGGGGTGAGAGCGAGGTCCGGTCTCTCCTCTAAGCTGAGGATGTGGTGCACCTCGGTACTGAGGGCAGACTGACAGAGCTCACAGATGGGGTGGATGGAGAGGTAGTGGGTGCGGGCGCGTCTCCAGGCAGAGGAGTTGTAGAAGGGCTTGTGGAGGTGGTGAGGGAGAGAGGGAGAGGTGGTGTCCCCAGAGGGGGAGGGCTGATGGAGGGAGCAGCGGCCTCGGGGGACAAGGGAGGGACAGCCTGGGAAGGTGCAGGGGCGGAGAGGCAACCCTACTCGCTCAGCAGCTCGTCGGCTGCATCCAACAGACGTTTCGCTTCGGCTTGTAGTGCTCGTGCTCGGTCTTGCCGATGGGCTTTCTCTGCGCGGTACGCCTCGACTTCTTCTAACGTCAGAGCTACACCGTCCCTCGATGTCTGACCGCGCATGAAGGCGTTATCATGTATCTGTTCGACGCCAAGTAACTCGAACGCCTTCTCTTCTGCGAGGTAGGAATCACCGACGATACAGAGCTTGCCGTCTACGTAGAGAGCGGCCCATTCCTCTGCATAGTGAAGTGCGAGCTTCACCTCTCCGCCTCCTGAGAAGGTGCCGGCGGCTTCCGCGCCCATCTCTCTGCTATTTCGATTGCGATCCGGGGTCTGTTCTCTCCCGGCTTGGTATGTTTGAGGGCCAATTTCGCACACGCACACGCGGCGAGGACGACCCGCTTTCGCGCTTCTGACTTTGAGTCTCCAGACAGCTTTCCCGCAAGCCACAACATCCAATCTCCACGCTCGCACGCAGCCCACGCCTCTTCATAGGTGTCTTTGGTCTGTGCATACGCCATTGCATCACTGCACGCACCGAGTACAGTGAGCGCGCGACTCCAGTGGCGGTTCTTGGTAACACTCACTTCCCTTCTCCCTTCTGGTGTCCGTTCTCTCTCTGGTCCTCCTCCAAGTCGTACAACTGTGCCCACTGTTCGAAGGTCATGGGGGTGTCGTCAGGCATCTTGGTGGGTTCGCCGTCGAGAAGACAGAGGAGGTCGAAACAGACATTGTATTTGTCATACTTCCTGAGGAGGTCTTTTGCTTCCTTGAGAGACATGGAGACCTTGACCCCTCTCTCTCTCTTCGCGGCCTTCACCTGGCGCACGGCATCAGACGGCTTCACCTCACCGCTCTCTACCTGGGCGACTGTCTTCTTGATCTCACTCTCGGGGAGTCCCTGGAGTGCGGTCCCGAGTTCGCCTGTGATCCCCCTCTCTCCGTCCACGTAAGCCCTGTGCATGGAGTCTTGGGCTTCCTTGGGGAGAGAGAGGAAGCCACGGAGGACGGAGAGATAGCCTACCGAGCACCGGAGGGAGCCGGCGATCTCCTGATCCTCCCACCCCTCCGCCTGAAGAGAACGGACGGTGTAGGCCTTGTCGATCGGGGAGAGCCCTTCCCGGTCCAGATTCTCCGCGAGATTGATCTTCCGCAGCTCTTTCTGGTTGCAGTCGATCACGAACGCTTTGAAGGCGAGAGGGCCGGTGATGTGGGGGTAGAGGGTTTGGAAGAGGTCGAGGTTCTCGTTGATGTAGCGGATGGCGAGAAGGCGGCGGTTGCCGGCAGCTAGTTCCGCGTATCCCCCCTCACCCTTGCGCACGGTGCCAGGGGTGATCTGGCCGATGGGGGAAGAGGCGATCTCGTGGGCGAGGGATTCGATGGACTTCTCGGTGATGGTGTGCCGGGAGTTCCAGCCACAGCGGATCTTGTCCAGCTCGGAGGGAGGGAAGGTGGTGGGAGAGATGCCGCCGCGGGAGGTGAGGGTGTCGGTGAAGGTGACGGCCATGACCTAATTCTCCTCTCCGATGAAGACGTGAAACATCAATGAGCTGCCATCTGCATCTAGTTGGTAGGTACCGATGTATTCTCCAAGCGGAGCATCGCCGACAATTTCCCACCCTGTACCGACGATTCGAACTGTACGCTCTACTGGATCTGCTGTGGGGTCACACACAGCCCAGATGCCGGGTACACCGTATTGCACCTGACAAGTGAAAGGTTTCGCACCCCGGGGGAGGGAGATAGGTTGAGTGTAGAAACCAGCCTCGAGAGGGAACTTCCAAATCTGTTGAGCCATCACACACCAGCCTTTCTATCAAGAGCGGCGCGGAGAGCGGCTTCTTCCGTCTTTGTGACGATGTATCGGAGCGCTGACCCGGATGGTGTCGTGTCGCCGACTACTTCGATGATCAGATGCTGTTTGTATGAGAGTTCCATCACACACCAGCCCTTCTGACGGCGCGCCGGATCATCTCTTCCTGACGCGCGGTGAGGATGATCGGGGTTTCGCCTTCCATCGAAAGGGTCAGACGGTCCTCGAACATCTCGCCGCGAGGGATGCGGGAGACACGGAGGTTGCGGGGGAGCTTCAGTTCGCCTTTGGGAGTGCGTTCCATCTTGGGTGCCTCCAGTGAGCACGTTCCAGGAGAGAAGAGGTTAAGAAGTGCGACCCCGGGGGAGCCTGGATTTCTCCTTTTCACCCGGCCGGGGCTAGGGGTCACACAGGGGTCAGTATATCAGGCTTCCGCGTCCGTCCACTGACAGTACATGGCTATCTTGCCGCGTTCGCCACCGTGGGATACGTGTGGGCCGTCGTGGTTCAGAGCCAAAGTACAGAAATACCCGTCCACATGGCAGCACGAAGGACACACTGGAGCATCAACTGGAGGTGGCGCGACGTACCTCGGATCGTCCGAGAATATGTAGGGACAAAAAGAGAGATGCCCGGAGACCCCCACAGCCGAATCAGGAGAGCTCAGTGGCGCGTCTGGCACTTCTTCAGTGCCGTGGGAGCAGGGGGTATCAGCCCCTGAGGAAGGAGCGGGAACGGGGGAGGGGATCGGGGATAGTGGGTGTCGGGGCATGTAGGGTCTCCAGAAGGTGCGACCAGTATGAGAGAGGGCGGAGGGGAGTGTCAATAGCATAAGTGGGGCGTAAGTAGGAAGAGGGGAGAGAGGATGTGGACTTACGCCTTACTTCGGCTGTTGACAGGAGAGGGGAAGGACCCCATAGTAAGGGTCATGAGAGCACGCATCCTACCCCTGACCCTCAGCATCCAGACAAACCGCGCAGACATCGGGAGGGACTTCCTCCTCAAGCTACACGCGTGGTCCCCCTCCTGGGCGAAGAGTTTCCACCTGGTCCGCTTCGAAACACACCGACTACCACGGACTGTCTGTCGCCGCACCTACAGGTTATGCCAGATTCGTAGTTGAGTACCGGTCCAACCTCACAGGCACAGAGTATCGGACAAAGGAGTGACAATGTCTGCTATCTACACCATCGAATCCTCTGACCCTCACTGGGCTGGAAGGAAGGTCGTCATCCGCGAATCCTGGAGCCGCTCTCTCCTCCTCTGGTTGCAGGAGGTAGGGGAGGACGGGAAGAGGAAGGAGGAAGGAGAAGAGGTGCTTCTCGTCCATCCTTGGCTCGCGAACGATGTGAGGAATTTGAGAGACGCAGAGAGGTATGCGCGGAGGTACACAGAGGGTCCTGCGGTTGTGGGGAAGGTAGTGAAGGTGCGAGAGAAGGAGGCAGCAAGATGACACCAGAGAAACCGACAGAGATACGGGTGCGCGTAGTGGTACAGGCGTCCGTCGAGATCTACCACCCGGAGATAGGTGAGTGGGCCGCTGCCTCCCCCCTGACTACGGCTGAAATGCTCCGCAGACTCGGTCTGTGCGCACGAGAGGTGGTGTATGAGGACGAGCTGATAGGAGGTGTGAGGTGAAGTCCTACGCCACCCGACTCGGTCTCCTCTACCCCCTCGGCTCCCCTATCGATCTCGATGAGGAGTTCAACCCCCTCCACCCTGACCGCTACTACTCTATCGGCAATGAGGGGAGATGGTATGTCGCAGGGTGGAACGGGAAGGATGGGCTGAACCTACACAGGGATAGCAGGGAGGCTCTGTGTGGAGAATGGACTCTGCGTGCGCCCCTACAGAGCGTCATGGGGAGTCCCGCTTGGCGACTCTTTCAGCTCCAAGATCAGCAGCGGGGGTTGGGGAGGAATACAGGCCCGGGAGGGACAGAGATAGCACTGTATAAGCGCCCAGAGGCAGGGGAGGTGCCGAATCCGGGTGAGATCGTCGCCTACCTGGAGAGGGAGAGCTGGGGGAGTGGGGAGTATGACGATTCCTATGATCTCCTCCACAAGACTCTGGCTGAGTTGAGAGAAGAAAACCCAGGAGCCGGCATCCTCCGCCGCGAGTGGGCCATCTCGCTGTACGCGCTCCCCTCTTCCTCCCCCTACTGGCGCTTGGTGCAAGCTTGGAGCGCAAGGAGGAGAGGGGACTGGGGCCAGAGGGACGCGGTCCTCTGGGTCAGATATATCCGCCGTGGGGTGAGGGAGCCGTGGGAGCTGTTCGACATCGTGAGGGATGAAGACCAGGCGCTGAAGCAGATCGATCGTGAGGCTATCCCTCTCTCCCCCCGTCTGGAGCTCCTGCGCCAGATAGACAGGGAGGTGTGGGACCAGGATCAGATCAAGAAGGAGCAGGAAGAGAAGGAGAAGAGGGAAGCGAGTGAGAGGTGGGAGAAGAGAGGGAGAGGGGATAAGTGCTTCCGCCGGCTGTGGGAAGGGGCAGGGGAGGGGAGAGAGCTGGCGAGGAAGTGGAACGCCACGATGGCGTACATGAACCAGCCTGAGATGAGGGGAGCACTGGAGAGGCTGCACGGGGATGCAGACTTCCTTGCGCTATATGTCCGCTGCCTGGAGGCTGAGAAGGTAGGGACGAAGAAGAAGCTGATGAAGGAGGTGCTGAGAGAGATGAGGAAGAGGGAGAGGGTGAATGTGGAAGCAGAATCGGACGGAGAGACCAGTTGAGCTGGCTGTTAGCACCTCACACCTTTTGGCTTGGTACACACCACCCAGACTGGCTCTCTCGTGCCGGTGTCCCTCTTTTTGTCTCCAGAAATCGGCTGACTGCGCGCCGCACATTCCCGCGAGCTGTCGCGCCGTGGGCACTGGACAGCGGCGGCTTCACCGAGATCAGCAAGTACGGATATTTCAGGACATCAGCCAAGTTGTATGCCTTGGAGGTTAAGCGCTTCTCGGACCATATCGGGTCACTTGCTTGGGTCGCCCCACAAGACTGGATGTGTGAGCCGGTGATGCTCCAGAAGACAGGACTGACAGTCGAAGAGCACCAAAGGAGAACCATCACCAACTATCTGGAGCTGCGGTCACTCGCTCCTGACATCCCTTGGATTCCTGTATTGCAGGGCTGGACACCACATGATTACTTCCACCACGCGGAAGACTACGAAAGAGCAGGTGTCCCACTCGCAACTCTTCCGCTTGTAGGTGTCGGTTCAGTGTGTCGCAGACAGTCCACCATCACGGCAGGAAGGATCTTCGCATTCCTGAAATCCGGATACGGTCTGCGGCTTCATGGATTCGGCGTGAAGACGACAGGGCTTCGGATGTTTGGCGATGCGCTGGCATCTGCCGATTCTCTTGCTTGGTCCTACGCTGCACGAAGGGAGCCGCCTCTGCTCGGTCACTCTCACAAGAACTGCGCCAACTGCATCGACTACGCGATGATGTGGCGAGACGGCCTGCCGGACAAGTGGATCGGTGGGTGACTGACTAGACCCCCATCTATTCACCACCCACCTCCTCTCTCCCCTCGAAACCCCCAAAATGTAAAACCACCGGGACTTACCGCACAGTCGGCCCTTTCAGGCTGAAAACTGCCCTCTTGTATTACTTAGTAACCGAGTGGACTTACGGACTTACGGAGCTAGTTGGCTATGTAAGTCCAAATGGTTTAACGTACCTTATGCTGGTTTGTGCATGTAAAACCACCCGGTTCTACGGACTTACATTCGCATCTAACTCTTTCTCAAAATTCTTAATCGCCATCTCGACAATCTGTGCCTTCCAGCTCAACCAACGCTTGAACTCCTCCACCTTCTCACCCTCTTGGGTGGCGATAGTTTTATTCAAATAGTTATGCTGAAGTGAGAGGGTGTACGTGCAGGCGACAGAGACGAGGGCGGTGGTGGAGACTCCAGTACCTGAGGCTAGGAGGCGGAGGTCGTCATCCACCATCTCAGGAAGGATCACAGTCTTGGGCTGGTAGGGGAGAGGGCGAGGTTGCGTGTCGAAGAGGTGGCAACCCTCAAGGACCGACACTCCTTTGATTCTGGTGGTCAACTCAGTGAAGCGATCGCGGAGGGAAGAGAGGGAGGAGACTGAGGCCCACTCCAGCATTCCTAGAATGCCGGCATGGATGGCAGCAGAGATGATAATGGAGATGGAGCATTTAGGGGTGCAGGCTTTCCCTATGAGAGAGGAGGTGTAGGAAAGATGGGAGGGGAAATACCGCATCTTCCGGGAGACGTTGGTGCCGGGTTTGTACCTCCCCTCCCGGTAGCGAGAGCGAAGTTTGGTATCAGACAGCAAGAGGGAGAGGTCGGTGGAGGGAGAGAGAGGGAGAGAGGAGGAGGGAGAAGGGAAAGAAGAACTCTGCTGGATGGGGGGGACCAGGGCGAGCTTGCCACGCTTCTTTTTGGAGGGAGCAGTGGCGGTGGTGTTGCCGGTTCCATCTATTGGTTCTGCCACGATCATCTGATTCCTTTTCCTCACCATACGTCGGTGTCTGTGTCTGTATCTGTGTGATCTTCTGCGAACCCTGGTACCTCACTCTCACACCACCTCCCCAGTCTATCCCTCAGCATGTAGAGAAACTGCTTCCGAGCGTGGAGGCGTCCGTGGTCTTCTGCGAGGAGGACTTCGAGATTCACCGACTGACAGTCTAGCTTATCGCCGTTGCAGTGGTGGACGTGTTCGTCCTTCCTCAACTTCTCTCGGGTCCGGTACATGACGACATAGCGGGCGAGCCAGTTTCTCCCTTGCGAGTTTGAGAATGGGTGTCCCTTCCCCAGGTACACAAGCGGCCGGGAGGAGTAGATGGCGAGCTGGGAAGGGGTGATGGGGAGATCGAAGTCATAGAGAATGGCGGAGGTACCGCGGCGGCCCTTGGGGAGGGTGGAGGGGTAGAAGGCCCGCGTCCTCCCACAGAGAGAGCACCGCAACCTCCTCCCCTTCCCGGTCCCGTGTGAGAGGAGAGGATAGGTAGAGGGGCAGGAGGAGCACACGAGGGCGGGATGGAGGAGGGGAGCCTGCCCGGTGCGGGAGATCCTCCTCTGTACAAACCAGGCGATGGAGGAGAGGCGGTTCCCCATCCCCTCACGCGTGCCGAGATCGTGGTAGACCTTCTCGACTCGGGTGTAGAGCTCGCGGTCATGAGCCAGGTCTGCCTGCTCTCTCTTGTCTGGGAAGGTGCCGAGGGCGAGGTTGATGAGGTGGCGGTCTACAGGGATGGAGGAGGTGTCTGTGGGGTCGTCTATGGCTTGGAAGAACGCTGAGACCTTACTCCCTCCCAGGATATGAAGGGGGGAGGCTCCGTGGAGGATCTGGATAGCCTTGTGGAGATTGATATCTGTCGTGTTGACGGAGGCAGAGGTCCCGTCGCGGATGACATCGATGATGTTTGCGACGTTGGTCTCCCAGTTATTCATAGGACTGAGGGCCGCGTACATGCCCGCGATCTGGGTAGGGGTGATGGTACGAGAGGGAGAGGAGAGAGCGAGAGAGAGGAGGTGGCAGAGGCCGTGGGCACTAGGGTAGAAGGAGATGCCGTCATGGATCTCTTGATCGGTCGCCGAGCAGAGGCCGCGCCAGATGTTGGTGCGGAGGGAGCGGAGAGAGAGCAGCATCAGCTCACCACCTCAGACAGTTGCCCTGTCACTGCATTTTTCTGGAGTGTCGCCGCACACTCATCACAGAGCAGTTCGACTGCTCCTTGTTCCTCTACTGCCTTGTTCAGGGCCGCGAGTCCTTCTGGGTCGGCATCGGCGGGGATCTCTACATCTCCGATCTCACACATGCAGCATTTGAAGATTTCGCCGGGGTTGATTGTGGGCATGGTGCTACCGCCCTCCCGTCGGCTGTTGCGCTTCTTGCTTCGTGATCACTACTGTGCGTTCGGGGTGTTGCGGATCGAACGGATCTCGACCGCAGAAGAGGATGGCGAGGTGGTTAGGTGAGAGGTTGCGCGAGACTGTGAATGGGAGGCCGGCTACTCTAGCGGGTATCTTCTGATCTCTGGGGCCGCCCCCTCTGTCGTCAAGGCGATCCTCAGCGCGCAGGCGAGTGTGAAATTCAGGAGAGAGGAGCGCGCGCCATCCATACTCTCCGTGATGGGGTGGGTTGGCGTCTTGGAGAAGCTTCCATCTAGCCTCAAGGAATCGATCGAATGCAGAGGACGCTGACTCTAACATCACTGCTCCTCTTCCTCAGTGCTGAACGTCAGACGGATGAGAGGAGAGGTCTCACTGACAGCTTCGACAATCCGCCCGTTAAGCGTCGCAGTACAGAGGAGGGCCACGTTCTCTACCTCCCTCCCCTGATCGTCTGTGAGTGTGACAGATAGTCGGTCTCCAAGCTCCCACGGCGTCCTGGGTTCTCGCTCTCTTGTGAGGTGGGTGCGCATCCTTCTCTCCTCTCCTTTCTCTGGGCGGGAAAACTGACAGGAGAGAAGTATAGTACTGTGAGAGGGTTGCGGTCAAACCGAGTAGTGTTACCGCCGCGACGCTGAAAGAGCGCGTGCTATTTGCGCACACGCCTCGCACAGCTTGGGGCCGTCCTTTATCAACTGAAAGCGACGGCCTGTAGGAGATCTACGACAGATGAAGCACTGACGCTCGGTGAGGCCGTACTGCTGTTGTAGGGTTTTTCCTGTCCTCATCTGACTGCCTTCCCTATCTCAGTAGCAATCCCTTTCCCTACTCCCTTCACCCTCTCCCACTGCTTCTCCTCCAACTTCCTCCACTTCCTCACCTCCTCCTCCGGTGCTTCCACTCTACACGTACATAGGGGGGAGATCCCCTCCTGGACTGAGGGGAACTCCTCCGCCATATTGACCGCGCGCGTGTATGAGATGTTGGGGAGAGAGGAGAAGGTCCTCACTCTCTGGGCGAACTTGGGGTCCTGAAACTTAGGATCGTGGAGGGCCTTGAGCTTCTTTCGTACGTCCGCCTCTGTGTGTCCATTCTGATTCCCTGATCTATCCAGGACGCGCATGGATGAGTGGCTCTCGTACTCCCGCTGCCAGAGCTCCCACAGATCCCCTATCCACGCTGCCGCCTCCCTCTCATCGTACACACTCCATACGTGGACCCCTTCCCCATTCTCATCTTTGAACTGCGTGAAGGAGGGGGAGGAAAGGAAGCGGGAGACGTAGTTGTAGGGGATGGGTTCGCCTGCTAGGTCCCAGTCTGCCCAAGCACGCACTCTCTCGCCGTCTTGTGTGATGGTGCGGAGGGTTTGGAGGACGCCGGTAGAGGGGTTGCGGCGAGAAGACCCGGTGATGATGAGAAGCCAGCGCACGTCGTAGAGATGGAGAAGGGCAGGGAGCTGGGTTGCTTGGAGTCGGCCGGTGCGCAGGGCGCCTGCTAGCTCTGTCAGCTTCTTCACCTCGCCACCTATAGAAATAGGGGTAGAGTCCGGCCCTCGTCCTGTGAAGGAGAAGTCTGCGCGGGCGTCTGAGAAGGGAGGAGAGGGGAGACGGCAGAGGAGAGAGAGGGAGGAGAGGGGAGGGTAGGAGAGGAGGGAGGAAGAGCCCATCCCTTCGTCGAGGAGGATCACAGGGAACCGCGCTCCCATCTGCATCGTGCTATCTCCCTGAACTCCCCTTTCTTCTCCCTGTCCTCTTCCCACTGCCACACCGCGATCCCCATCCTCAGTCCTGCCTCTACACAATTCGCCGTTCCTCCCCCTCCAGGAAAGGCGATCAGGGCCTCGACTTGAGGCCGTGTCTGGAGCATGCGAGTGTTGCGGTGATGGCCGGCGAGGGGCCATGGGCCGTCGATTCGGATATCAACAGGAAAGGGTTCGATCGTGATGAGGCGTGGGTTGAGTGCCATCCTCTTCAGGTTCCAGATAGGAAGGGGAGGAAGGATTGCAGTGGTATCCCACCCCCTATTCTTATTCTCCACATACTCCGCCACAGTGCGATCAGTCCCTATCGCTTTCCCATGGCGGAGGTGTGTCATTCCGTACTGGTTGTAAGCGAGATGCCAGAAGGACTGGAGCTGGTGAAGGGAAGGGAAGAGGATGGCCCCATTCTCATCCTTCCTCCCTCCTGTTATCGCGATCCTCACAATCCCACCAACCGTAAGCAGCACTCATCCGAACAGCACGGATATCTCCCTGCGAAGCGCGCATCCTCTTCCCTGATCTCCCTCCCACAGTTCTCACACACGCACCAACCATCGAACTCTACGTACGTGCCGAGTCCTTTGGATGGAAACTGATCCTTGGTCGGATCTATGACTGTCCCATCCTTCTTCTCACACCACCAGTGTTCCTGCTCCCCCCAGAACGGGCAGTAGTAGTGCCCACGCACGAGGCGGAGAGAGGGGTCCTTGGCGCACGCTTCTTCGGCGTATTCCTTACATCTGCCGCGATACTTCTGATAGCCCTCTTCTGGGGATAGGGGTGAGGTGCGGATCTCTTCCTGTACGCTCACACTGCCTCCTTCCATCTCCATCTTGGATGCTTCCCTGTCCGGATAGTCTCTAGCGCACACCGGAGATGGTTCCTGGTAAAGGTCTCCCCCTCTTCTGCTGCTTCGTGGGAGACGTTGATGTATCCGTTGATCCCGGCTAGGGAGGAGCCGAGCTGGCGGATGGCGGAGATGGAGGACACGGTGAAGGTAGAGGTATCGACTACTACTTCCACCTGGGTCTCATACGTGAGGATGACTTTCACTCATCACCTCGCGTGAGTGGGATCGTGGCATTCTGCTTCCCTTCCACGAGAGCCGGCTGGCCGAGTGAGATTCCCCATATGTGGAGGTTCGACGCGATCAATACACGGGGAACTACCGGGAGTCCGCTTATATGATGGATGAGGAAGGTGCCGATGGTGCGGCCGGTGATATAGAAGATAAGGGTGGAGAGGGAGGCATGATCGGCACAGGCGTAGGTGCGCTTGGAGCCGTCGTCGCGGGTGTGGATCACGAGGTAGCCAGTGCGGTTGATGTTGGTTGCAATCGTCATTCGTGGTTCTCCTCTCCTGATCTTTCATCGTGCCAATACTCGTCTTCGAAATACCAGCCAAGTGCGCGATCTGCTTTTTCGCGTGTGGCAAATTCAAACCTGGTTCCTGTATCAGTCACGAAATAGAACACACGCTTGCTCGGGTCGTAATTAATGACAAGGATCATTTTCTTTCAAGTCCCTCTGCTTCCGTGTGCTCTAGGCAGAACGTTCTCTCGTCGCCGTCATTTCCAATCCTCCACCTTCGTCCTCGGGATAAGCCGGCTGCATGCATACGGAAACGGTCCATCTCCTCCCCACTCCTTCTCCGTATACCTCACTCCCCCCAACATCAGAGGCTTACTCAAGATGAGAGAGAGGGAGGGCTTCGAGTTCATCGCCTGCATGAGCTGGAGGGCTGTAGGCTTCCCTGCTGCCGCCTCTGTCACCTCCTTCACCTTATCCTCCACACTAGAGATGGAGATAAGTGCGCTCCAGTCAGCAGCGGCATCCCATATCTTGTCACAGTCCCAGACGAATCCCGTGGGTTCAGGCCAGGAGTTGGGTTTCGCGCGTGCGATCATGAGAAGGGTAACACGGGCCTCGCGGGCTGCGTTTGTGAAGTACCACATCTCCTGGTTGATGATCGAGTCCAACCCTGCGAGGAACTCCCCCTTCTTGGGTTTCGGGCGATCAGGGCGTCCTCTGACCATGATCTTTATAAGGTCCCCGAGCTCCTTCACACCATCGAGGATGATGCCGCGGATCTCCCTCCTCCTTGCTGCCTGGAGCATGGAGACATAGTCTGATTTCACGATCGCGAGGGCGGCGGTAGCGTACTCCTTCGCATCCTTCTCCTCCATGCTCCCTATATCTGCTGAGAGGGCCGAGGGGAAATAGTGGATGCGCTTCCCGGCGCGATGGACAGATTCGCATGCGGGACGGGAGCGATTGTCGAAGTCGAAGAGGGCGAGAGGGCCGGGGATGCCACCAGAGATCGAGCCATCCGGTTCTACGTGGCCGACGGCGAACTCAGTCTTTCCGCTCCCATTCAGTCCGTAGAGGAGGGTGACGGCATAGGGGGGGATGGGGTCATCTAGGGAGGTGAGGTTGGAGGTACGGGAAGAGAGAGAGGAGAAGAGGGAGGAGACAGGGAGGGAGGCTCTCTTGGAGGAAGGGGAAGAAGGAGAGGAAGGGATGGCACCCTTCTGGAGGTCTGCGAAGGAGGCCATTATCCGAGCACCAATGTGGAGGGAGAGGGTGAGAGGAAGTGCTGGTGGTGCGTGCGCTCTCTCTCCCTCCGCAGCGTACTGGCACGGTGCTCGTCGGCCGGGACAGTGCCGGCGGCTTGCATCAACATTGCCTCATCATCAGTGAGGAGTCCATTCTTCCACAGCGTGTTCACCATTTCCATGATCTTTATCCTTTCCCTGTCTCGCAGTCTCCCTTGTGATCCCACACCACCCCTCCACACTCCCTACAGCAGTAGCACCCTCCGGTATCTGGATGCTCCCCACACCACTCACACCCTCCTTCATCTAGAAAGCGCGCTTTCTCCCCCATAATCATCGCATGTGTCATCTCCAGTTCTTCTGGGAAGAAAGAGAGAGACCATGTGGGTATCTGCTCCTTCTCGGGTCGGAAGTCATTCACGAAGCAGACTGTGAGCAAGCCAGAGAGAAACTCCTGATCGTCTCCCGGATTGAATGTGTCAACCTTCGACTGCCACAATATTTCATCTTCTGTGAGAGCCGATTCCCGGATCTCTGCTGTCCCCTGAAGCACTCGCCGCAGGCAGTACAACTCCTCCTTCAACTGCTCCAGATACTTCCACATCTTCACATCTTCCGGCCCCCTCGCAGGACTCATCCACGTACACTTGAGGGACCAGGAAACCCCATCCTTCGCCGATACCAGATCAGGGGTTATATACACCCCATCACACCTGATCTCGGGGTTATGGATGTAGCGCCCCGGCCACTTCCTTGCTGCCCTCTCTACGACTGAGTGCTCGAAAGCGTTCCCCATCTCACGGTTCCTGTCTGAGATAGGGGTTCCGTCCTTCTTCTTCTCGAAGTGACCGAACCGGATACAGAGGCGGGAGAGTAGGGTGGATACGTGGATACCCGGGGAGCGATAGTATCCCGGTGAGAGGTCGTCGAGACCAGTGCGAAGAAGGCGGATATCCACGTATCTTTCCCTTTCTTTGTTTGTGAGAGATAGGAGAGGAGTAGGGGGTGGCCTACCTCCAGACGATCTCCCCCCTCTTCCTCTTCAATCCCTTGTGATGCTTATCCGCACACTCCGTGCAGACGTGCCGTCTCCTGTCGCTCCCTGTCCCCACAGTATGGACTGCCTGTGCGTGGAAGGGTTCGAGTGTGCGTGAGAGGGCTCCGGTGCGAGGGTTCGTCTCGCAGGGGATGAGGCCGGCTTGGATGGCATCGGAGTTGAGGTAGTGAGGCATTGGTGTCAGTCCTCCGGGAAGGGGTAGTCGTCGGTGTCGCCACAGAGCCAGGCGATGGCAGCGGCGACTCCTTCCTCGTACGTCTGCCCAGGGAAGCGAGACACCCCTTGATCCACGTTCACCCCCACCTCGTTCATGAGGGTGTCGATCTCTTCATCGGTGCGAGAGAGTTTCATGCGTTCCACCTCTCGACCTTCCCCTCCTTATGAAGGAATGCGACCTCCATCCCCATGTCCACCAGGCTCTGCGCCGAGTCTGCGTCCTCGGGAGCCTCCCCCACGATCTGCTTGATGAGGGTCGCCGCTTCCTGTGCTTCAGCCCCCTTCTTGATCCCCAACCCTTTCACAACCGCGAGTGTGAGGGAATTGGCCCCAATGACGGGGAGACTCCCGGTCGCGGGGAGAGCTTCGATGATGGCGGCACGGACACGGTCCTCCAGGGGGTTGGAGCCATTGGTGGGGGTAGCGGTGGAGGCAGGAGCAGGGGTGGCCTTCTTCGCGGAGGTGGAAGCAGGGGCAGACTTGGAGCTCGCACCAGCACTCGCACCCTCAGCCACTGCCTCCCCAACCCTCCCCTCATAGTGGGTGAGACACAGGACCTTCTGGTCCTTCTCCTCCTTCTCCCCCTTCGGTGTGAAGCTCCCCACCTTCTTCATGTCCCAGTTGCCCAGGAGTCCCACGAAGAAGTCCGCCCCGAGCGGATTCCCCTCCTCATCCGTCAGTGTCCACACGGCGAGCTGGTCTCTCACCTCATCCTTCTTGCCGGTGGGGACGGCGACGACCATGGAGGGGTCCACCGCCTTCACCACGGGGGCAGATTCGTGAAGCATCTGGACGTAGCCGCACTTGTCATTCAGCCGCGTCTTCACCTCGGGGATGCCGGGGATTGCGAGGTACCACCGTCCCCTGTAGTGAGAGAGATCGATCGGTTTGCCGTCCTTCTCGTGGGGGAGGGACATGACGAGTCTCTTCCCGCCGCGTTCGAAGATCCCGGTCGCGTAGACGGCCTGCTCCTCGAAACCGCCATCCAACCCCCACGGCTTCCCCAGCTCCGAGTCGTCCTTCGCGTCGGTGACGTAGAAGACCTGCGCGCTCTTCCCGCCGAGAGACCAGGTGTGTTCGAAGGTGTCGGGGGATTCAGGCCGCCCTTCCCACCCCACGGGTTCCATCACATCCAGGACCTTGAATTTGGCCCAGAGCGCGATGACATAGTGCGCGCCGTAGTCTCCCGCGAGCATCTTCTGCTCCTGCTCGGGAGTGGGGGGGTGCGACCCGACACGGTGGAGGGTGTACGCGGCTTCCAGGGGATAGCCCCGGAAGGAGGAGGGGCCTCCGAGGGAGCCGCCTTCGGAGGTTTCTTGGGTGGGGACAGGGAGGTTTAGCTTTGCCATTTTGTTTCTCTCTTTCTCCTTTCAAAGGAGGTAGCTGGTGCATTATCTGCGTGACCCTGTTTCGCTCGCGATCTGGTGGGGTAGCCGGGAGCGTATCGATACCAGACTTGTTCGCCTGGTGAATAGTAGACTTCGAAATCCTTTTCCATTCCTTCATAGTATTCGCCCGGTGGGAGACCTGGACGCCAGCCATCCAATTCGAGAGTGGTATTTGGCTTTTCTTCTTGTGTCATCACTTTATCTTCCCTTTCGGTGGGTCCTGTTCTGTCTGGTTTCACAGGGTTTGCGATGCCGCAATCTCTTCTACGCCTTCGAACGCACGTAGTATTGCGTCACCAGATGACCTGTTGCGCCATCGTGCATCACGCCGTCATTAGAGACTACAGATGGGGACGGTATAGATTAATTCTGGAGTGGCGGACACTAGGTTCGACCACATCTACTGTGAAGGACTTGGCGGTACCGTCTCTCCAGATGCAGGGTCCCTCTACGTCGCGGATGATTTCGAGCTCTAATTTCGGCATCTTACCTCTCCTCTTTCTTCGGCCTGAATAGTGCGATAGGATCATCTGCCCCACACCACACCCTTCTCAGATTCAACAGCTCCCGCATCGGATCTGAGCCGAGCATTGCCTGCATCGCCACCCTCTCGTGTGGGGTAAACTCATGCGACAGGGTCAGCATGATGTGGGTATTGCCGGACGTGCTTCTCCAGGCTTCCCAACTGATGACTACCACAAACTCAAGAAGTCGTGCGAGTACGTCTCTGTTGCGTTCTCCTGCTGTAGCTGCGAGGACGTTGAGCACGTCAATACCAGGATCGTCACTATTCAGGTGCGCCCAAACCGGCCACGGCTGATCGATGTCGAGCTGAATCTGAGAAGGGGAGGCGACTATCACCTCACAGCCGCTTTCTCGTGCGGCAGCGAAAGACTCGTCTCGAATCTCTTCGAAGTATTCGCGTTCAGATGGCATCATCTCCCTTTCGGTGGTCCTGGTATTCTCCCATTCTCCCACCTGATTGCATCCCTGAAACTCTTTGCAAACCTCCCCTCTTTCCACACCCAAGGGAAGGCACCATCACACGTATAGCTCCATCCCCAGTCACTCCTGCTCCTAGTAATCCGCCCTACTGTCTGAGTGAGCTGGACTGAGCACTGGTCCATGAAGTAGTTGGGATTGCTCTCACATCGCGCTTTTATCACTGGGTCAGATTGGTTGATGAAGGGCATCTTTGCGACGAGCTGGAACCTGGCTGCATCACCACTGAGATCGAATCCTTCCTTCAACCCAGGACCCATAACTATCATACCCTTTTTCTTTCCATCTTTTAATAGTGCTATTGCCCCGGCCGCATCCCCCTTCTCATACACGATGAGACGATTCTTGTTGCGAGAGAGAGAGTAGAGCTTCTCAGTTAGGGCGTGAGACTGAGTGTGGTAGAGCCCGTTATAGACTGACCAGAGATCTATCACCTCATCATACTTCGCCGCAAGGATGCGATAGTCAGATTCCGTAGACTTGTAGGAGAGCTTAACTCCAGAGGGACAATATATCAATGGCCGGTTTTCTGGAGGGAAGGTGGAGGCCACATCGATATACTCACTCTCTGCTGTGGGGATGCCAAGATACTCACCGATATTTGGGAGTAGGGTCGCGGATGTGAGGAGGACTTTCCCTGCGCCTTGAAAGAGGAGGCGTTCAGCATAGGGTGAGGCCCATACAGGGGTAAAGGTGTGGAGATCGTCAGGTCGTGAGTACTGGTAGATCCATTGGGTTTCACGATCAGAGGAGATGCCGGAGAGTTCCACGAGATCCCTCTCTATCGCTTTGAGCCGCATACGGGAGCGAGGGGAATCAGCGTCCTTCAGTAGAGCTGAGATACGCGGATACTGAACGCGCGCCCATTGAGACCATACAGGGAGGGAGGAGGTGTCAGGGGGGGAGACTTCGAGAAGGGATTCTACCTCCTTCGTGAGAATGGAGAGAGTGCAGAAGTCTGCCAGCTTATCCGGTGCGGCATGCCCCTCATCTATCACTATGAGATCAAACTTCCCTATCCCGGGGGGAGGACCAGACTCTGAGGGGGTAGACTGTGCACGCCCCTGCGTCATCCAGAAGGAGTTGTTTGTGACGACATACTTGGAATCTCGCGCGCGATCTATCGCTTTCAGATTCTCGCACCGGTGAGGTTCTGAGGGATTGAGCCGGCGCAGAGGGCACTCATTCGCCGCGCCTACCTCACAGTTGCGGAAGTTGGGACAGGAGTAGTTTGACTGCCCACGCACGTCTACCAGGGGGCCGCCAGCATCTGGCCCGAAGTCGTGCATGAGCTGATCTTGGAGAGCCTTCTGGGGTGTGAGGATCAGGAGGCGCAGATCGAACATGAGGGCGGAAGTGAAATAGATTAAACTTTTCCCCGTGCCGCACGGGCTGTTGAGAAGTGGGAAGCGGGCTGAGGTGAGAGCGAGCTGGGTAGAGAGGTCCTCCTGCCCCTCACGGAAGGAGGGGAAGATATCGGGGTTGAGCCCGAGGTCGGAAGGGAGGAGCAGCCTAGACATCGGGATCGCTAGAATCAAAAGATGCGGTCAGCTCCGCCTCAGCGTAGAAGTCCCAGCTCGGATGCTCGTCTTTTTCTTCGTCTGTCAACTCTCGCCGGTTCTTGATGACCACGCGTTCTCGGATTTCTCCCCAGCAGATTCCCGTGAGTGCATCTTCATCCCACCCATCTCCGTCGTCGGTCGCGTAATCTAAGGCAGCCTGTGCGGCGGCTCTGGCTTCCTCCTCAGTGTTGTGTTCGCTGAATCCATCACCTTCTACGTCGTAGCTGAAGAACCTGCTCACCGCATCCTCCCTTCTGCCTGCCATCTCTGCCGCGTATCCTCTCGGATGATCTGGCGGTTGTTCAAGTAGATCCCCAGTCCCAGCACCTTCTCCAACCTCTCCATCTCCTTCTTCCACGGGGTGACCATCTCCTTTATGACCTCATACTGCGCCATGAGTTGGACGCGCTCGATGGCAGCCATGGCGCGATCCGCCTCCTGGGTTGAGAGAGAGGCAGAGGGGAGAGGTGCAGTCTCACGCGTGAGGGAGGGACGCTTCGCCGGCTTCGTGATCTTCTTCTTACCTCCTGCTTTCTTCTTGCTGTCCTTCTTGGGGACGTGGGGAGGAAGCCGGTCTGCCACACCCCTGCGGTCTGGAGCTCCGGCCGCCGCATTCCCCCGCGGCCTCCCCTTTCTGCTCTCAGCCTTCAGCCGGCGGAACACCTCCACAGCTTCAGGGAGGTATTTCTTGTTCCTGCCCTCGCCTTCCCAGAGGCCGGCAAGGTCGGTTGCGTCGTGGAGGACGGCATACCGCTTGAGGGTCACGTACATGATGCCGGTGAGCCGGGAGATCTCAGTGAGGGAGAGGAGAGAGTCGGCAGTACCCGCGGGAAGTGTGGCAGCGGCGCGTTCTTCCTCAGCTCCAATCATCTTGAGAAGCTCTTCACCCTCTCGGATGTCTTGGTCCTGGTCCTGGTCCTGATCTTCCATGATGTAGTCTTCCTCCATAGTGTGTTGTTTCGGTCTATCTATTACGATGATCCCGCTCCTGACTCCAGTACCGCTGTCCTTGAATGCGCCCTCAGGAAGTTCCTCCCACTGCGCATCTATCGACTGTGCCCACTCGCGGAACTCTTTGTACTTTTTCTCATTTCTGAAAGTCCATCCTATCCCCATCACACTTGTGATTCTTCCTCCCGGCGCGAGAACATCCCACATGTGGCGAACGTGGGCGATGTCTTGCCCCTTCGAGAAGGGAGGATTGGCAATAACCCGGTCAAAGTGAGATTGTGGAGGGGGTGAGAAGTCAAGAAAGTCTGAAGCAACAAGCTCAAATCCTTGAATCTCCAAAAGTGTGCGGTTTTCTGGCATTAACTCGCAACACTCCGGCTCCAGCCCCTGTTCTCTGGTGGCGCGCGCGATGGCTCCTGGGCCTGCTGAGGGCTCAAGAACGGCAAGGAGACAACCCGAGAACCCTATTGCAGTAGGTGAGATATCGGCAAGGTGAATGAGTCGCGCACAGATGGCGGGCGTGGATTCAAAGACCTCGAATTCCTTCTTGGGCGATATATAAGCCCCTGATGTTAGTGCGGTTGCAAGAACGTCCTGTAGGTCCACGGAGCCAGGAAAGACGTGTCCCTTCTGTCTCCGGTTCCATTCTCCTCCAAGGGCAGTGATAGTGTCATTTACTCTCTCGTAGAGTTTTCTGTCGAGTTGTTCAGGAGGGAGAAAAAGGAGCGAGCCTTCCACCCGTGAGCGCGAGAGCACAGAGGATACTTCTGGCGAGAGCTTCACTTCTTCCTCCTCACTCCAGTGCTCACCCCTTCCACATACTCAATACTTCCCTCTCCTACGATCCTCTCCGCATCCTTCAAGTGAAGCTTCACCGTCCGCCCTATCCACTTCGCCAGCCACTCACACTCCCCTTTCTCCAAGACTTCCGCATGGATACAAGAGAGGATGAAGGCCGGGTCAACCTTTGTAATATCCAGGAGGTTGAAGGTGAGAGTGGTGCGGGTGCTCCCCCCCTCCACTTTCACGGGAGTATGGATGACAGGGATGATTGGGAGTGGTGCTTCCTGTCTTTCTACGACTTCGAGGATCTGCGCCACGTCCTCCTGTCTCTCGGCTTCTTCCATCTGCTTCCTGAGAACTTCCTCCCGCGCTCTCCTCATCTCTTCTTCGATCTTCCGTGCCGCTTCCTGCCTCTCGCGACGAAGCCGGAGTTCGTAGGCGTCTTGGGAGGATTTGAGGATCTCATCCGCTGTCTTCCAGGGAGCGAGGAGGGAGTTCAGTTCCGCGAGGGCGTCCTTGTGCATCTTGTGCGCGCGATTGATCTCGGGACGCTTCAAGGCTTCGAGGAGGTCCATCGCCGCGCGGATATCCTGCCGCATGAGAGAGGCGGCTTGCTTAGACTCGGGTGAGGAGACGGAGATCGCGCGTGCGTCTTGGATAATGAGGGGAGCACGGGCGCGGAACTTATCCAGGGCCTGCTGCTGAGGAGCGGTGAGAGATGAATCCGCAGGAGACGTGAAATCATCTTTCATCTGTGTCTGGAGAGATTGTGTGCTGGTGACGAGGCTCACATCTCCCGCAGTCATGTCCTTTAGATCTTGCCAGCTCGCCATTTCATTCTCTCCCTTTTGTCAGTCCCAAGAATATGATAAGTGTGCCGTGGCCGTCAATGGCATAAGTCAGGCGGAAAACTCATCGAGTATCTGCTTCACCCGCTTCCCGACTTCTGGTGTTATCTCCATCCCTGTATCTGTCAGCTCGGGCATCCTCTCTCTCAGGAGATCCGCGAATTCCTGAGCAGTGTTTCGATGCTTCCACGATGCAATGAGATAGCCGGTAGGGATGTGGGAGAGGTGCCAGAGGAGGGAGGTGTAAGTGTAGCTATGGCTGTGTTCGCCTTCGCCGTATGTGCTGGTGCGTTCTACGCTCCTTCTATCTATCCCCAACAGCCCGCGTGTAAACCCCCTCACTTCAAGTCTCTCTCGTTCCTTCTGGTGAATCTCGAAGAGGGCAGGTTTCCATGCTCTCACAAACCCTTTCGGTAGCTTCCTCTTCTCATCAGCAACCACTACCCCGAGAGATTGGAGGACCAGGCTGGTACCCTCATCTATCCCTCCCGTATACATTCGAGAGGGGTCTAGGACCCACAGCGAGTAGCCGGTTTTGGTCTTTCTCAGCTCCAATGCGGATGCTTTGATTGTCACCCTCCCGGTTCTGTGGGAGAGGGTAATGTGGCCTGGTTCCGATGGAGAGGCAGAGAGGATCTCAATACATGCAGGCTTAGCCAAACGAGGCGTGTCTGGTTTCTTTTCTGGAGACTTGTCAGCGCCCAAGAGGACAGACTCCCATGTCTCCCCGTCATCGTGGCTCACCAAATCACTGCCCATCCCTATCCCTTCCTCTACTGATTCCGGGAAGAGCCCCCGGTACCGGTCATTCAGAAGTTGCCGAGCACACAGAGAGGGAGAGGGGATGACCGCTCCATTAAAGTGAGAGTGAGAGGAGCATGCCACCTGTCCATCTGGTGTGAGGATCTCCCACCACGTACCACGAGAGGGGAAGTGAAGCGCGGCTTCGAAGGAGTGGAAGTAGAGAGTGTCGGTGTATGCGGGTCGTTTCTTCGGGTCGTAGTTGGAGGATCGACCAAATTGAGGAAGCCAGCCGAAACAGAGACACCACTCATTTCCTCCCGCAGCGGAGGTAGCGGCGGCAGCTCTTGCACTCGTCATAGTTCCCCCTCCGTCCCCATCACTGCGGCAAGGGCTGGGGATAAAGGGAAAGTGAGGGCGTAGACAGCCCCGTGACAGTCCAGGCAGGCTGACTGACGATTCCCTTCACTATCCCATCCGCGATGATAAGTTGCACTCTTGATCGCCTGCCTTCCCTCCCTGTAACAGCGGAGGCAGATGAGCTTGACCTTTATCTTCATCACAGCTCTCCCCACGTTCTAGCAGTCTTACTCTCAGCTCTCACCGGCACCCTGAGTCTCACACCACAATGCTGCGTCAGTCCCTCCTCCACCACCTCTCTCACTATATCCACTGCCCACTCAGGGACCAGGAGGAGGAGGGAGTCATGGATCGTCAGCAGCCACCTTACGTCGATCCCCATCTCGTTTCTCAGCCGGCGGATCTCAGTCTTGAGCCAGGAGATAGAGGATTGAATGAGCCCTTGTGCTCCCCCCTGCACTGTCTGACTGAGACCGAATCTCCTAGCCTCTCCCTTCACTCCCTTATCCTCACTGAAGATCCCTGGTAACTTCCTTTCCATTCCCCACATATCAGAGACGGACCCTCCCGAAGCAAGGAACCCGGCCTCCATGATTTCTTGCGGAGTGCGGTCCTTCTTCTCCTGTTGCAGGAGGACTCCGATCCTCTCTTCCAGCTTCCCAATCGACGGATAGACCCTGTATTTCACACCATCAATAAACGCCTGACAAGCATCATCGTCATATCGGGTGAGTCCTTTCATCCATAGCTGATCTTTCAGCCCTGGTCCCGATCCGCCGTAGAAGGTGAGGAAGATCGTTCTCTTACCAACGTCGTATTGGATGCTGTCTACTTCCTCTCTGCTGACTTCGAATAGACGGGATGCGGTCTCGCGGTGGAATTTGATGCCTGATTTGAGAATGCGGATGAGATCTGGGTCCCTGCTCACGTGCGCCATGACACAGACCTCGATAGAGGAGAGATCAGACTCCAGAAAAACATATCCTTCTGGTGCTTCGTAACACCCTCGAATCATCTTCCCGAATTCCGAATGCTTCGGTTGTGCAAGGAGGTTGGGCCGCTTTGCCGCCATGCGTCGCGTGTACGTACCCCAAGGAATGAGCTGACACCGAACCCAGCACTCATCTTCTGCGCTGTCGGGTATCTGAGCCAGGGTCGGCGTACAAAACATGTCGCGAGTGTGTTGGTGTTCTCCCCATCGAAGGAGCTTGACTACCAGCTCGCGGCGGAACTTCTCCTCCTCTGTCATGTTCTCAGTGATGAAGCGCAAGTGTTCGATCGACTTCTTCCCATAGGAGACCTTCTTAGCCTTCGTCAGCTTGGTCCCTTTGAGCCCCCATTTCTCCAGGAGCTTCCCCTTTTGAGGAGAAGACTTTGGATTGAAGGGGACGCCATTGTTATACTGAGTAGAGATATCGTGGACTATCTCCAACATCCTCTCTGTCATCTGATCGCGGAGGGTCTCTAGCTTCGAGCGGCGGGCGGGGAGGCCGGTTTCCTGCATCTCAGAGAAGACGTGCATATTGATGGAGTAGGTATCGGAGAGGGCGGTCTTCCCCTCTCGCTCTAGTCTCTCGGTGAAGGGATCGTAGAGGCGGCGATGGGCCACAGCATCAGTGCACGAGTACCGGATTGCGGCTTCCGGTTCCCTCTCATACAGCCTCCGCATCGTCGCGTGAGGCATCCTCCCTATCTCCCCCTCCACCCTCTTCACGAGATCGGGGAGATCCTTCCGGATCATGTTCCATCGTTTCCTGGGGTCCACCCCATTCACCTGGGAGGAGAGAGAGTCCCCAGTCTCCAGTTCCTCGGTACCGAGGCCGTCTCCCTCTCCATCCTCTCCTGCCTCTCCCCCCTTCTCGATCGCAGTGAAGATGGCTTGGACGCGGGTGGAGATAGGTTGTGGCTTCCACGTCACTTTCATCTGGCCGTCGTTCTGGAGCTCGAAGATGGGGGAGGGTTTCGGCCAGTGGCGCGTGTGTTCCATGACATGGTGGAGGTAGTCGAGCTGGAACTCCACCCCCAGCGCACCGACTGTTTCTGAGTGCGACTTCATCTTCATCCCCAGGTGCCGCCACGAATTCGGTTTCAACCCAAGCGGTTCTATACAGAAGAGATAGGCATCATAGAGAGTATCGTGGCAGTTGGCGTCAAAGAGGTCGAGGGAGAAGGCACGCCTGCACATCTCAAGGTCGTACATCCCGAGGTTGTGCCCGGTGAAGATGGTCCCTGCTGCTGCGAGGATGCGGAGGGCCTCTATCCCTTCGAGGAAGTCTGGTTGATCGATCCTGAGCATGTACGCGGTCGGGGGGGAGAAGCAGACCTGGAGACAGAAAGGGTTAGAGACCGTCCCCTCTGTGTCGAGTCCGAGGACTGACGGGTAGGCTGAGAGAAGGATGTCTGCCAGCTCACCCCCAGTGACATCGTGGAAGTCCTCCAAGCCGGAGTAGGGGTCGAAGCGGTAGTCTATCTCTCCCTCTCTCCCCTGTTCTATGAGGGAGAGGACGCGACGGACTTGGGAATAGTCCCAGTCGATCAGAGCGCGGGTATCGGAGGAGTGGAACCCTGCCGCGGGTTGGATGAGGGGGAGGATGCAGCAACCCTCCGGTGCGCGGGAAGAGAGAGTGGGGTCGAATTCCCCCGGCCGGTGTGGGATGCCGTGGACAGTCTTTAAGTCTGCCCCCTTCCCCAGAAACCAGCGCACAGGGTCGGAACCGATAGGGATGATGAGGGAGGGACGGACGCGGTCTATTTCGGCGAGGAGGTCAGGGGTCCATTCCTCTATCTGTGCGGGGGTGAGACGTTCGTCAGGAGGGATGAAGGTGCGGCAGAGGTTGGTGGTCCGGAAGGAGTAGGGGGAAAGGGAGTGGCGCGTACAGTAGGAGCGGTGTTCCTTCCCGGCACGGCCAATGAAGGGGATACCGGCGGCACACTCCTCGCGGCCGGGGGCTTTCCCGCATACCAATACGCGTGAATTGAGAGGACCCGAGGGAGGTACTGGTGTACTCATTTGTATACTCCTCGGGTCCTTCTCCTTCCCGCTACAGCCCCTCCACCATTGCCCTCAACTCCTCCACACTCTTTCCTTCCAGCTCCTGATCCTGCTTCCGCGCGATCAACTCCAGCAGCCTCTGCTTCTTCTCCTTCCTCTCCACTGCCGCCTGCCGCTCATCCCGTTCCATCACCCGCACACCGATGATGTACTTCACCAGATCGAACTTGAGGGAGATCTCAGCCTTCCCGGTATCAGCAGGTGGGGTGACGAAGGAGACTGTGTCCTCCGCCTCTCTGGTCTGCCGGTTTAGATCGATCGCGATGGCGTCCAAATTGGCGCGGTTGCCGGTGGTGGAGGTCAGCGGGAGGTCCCAGAGGTCTTCTACCGCAAGGAGACCCTGTGGGGAGTCGAAGCGGAGCTTCATGCGGGATGCCTGTTCGAACATGGTATCGGTGTTCATTTTCTCGTTCTCCTTTTCTCTGTGGCTGCGGAATGGAATCCAGTATCCTGTCTGTCTGCTCTCAGATCGTGATTCTGATGGTGCGCGTGATACTTCCTCTCACGCGGCAGAGGAGGGTGTCACGTCGAGTGGATGAGAAACCGAGGCCGCTCAGTTGCTCATCCGAATCGGCTGGCTTCATCTTCGCCCCCACCACCTCCAGCACCTTCCGATGTGGGGTGAGTTCCTCGCTCAGGAACTCGTTATAGAACCCCCGCGCACTCCCATCGTTCTTACACCCCTGCAACATAAAGAAGAAGTGCCGGTTACCGATGCCGCGATCATCCCAGTGGTTGGGGGAGAACATGAGAGCTGAGACACGATGGAAGGTTTGGGTGGGAAGGTTCCAGATCGTCTTGGTAGCCTGACTGGAGGGGAGCGACTCAATCATCGTGATCCCGGCTTTGTGGGAGTAGTGGAATCGGGCCACCGTCACGCTTCCCTGTACCGCTCTATCGTAGGAGAACCGGCTCACATCTCCGAGATAGTCCAGTTCCACCTCAAAGCCGATGTCTTGGTTCTCTCGCTTGTAGTACTGGTGGACAAAGAGATGATACTCGCCCTCTCGCATCGTGGTGCGGCTGAGATAGAAGATATTTTCGACGGGCTCGCGCGTCTCCCCACTCACATTCATATCAACGTCGAGCCTGCCACCACAGGGAGAGGTTGTGTGGCGATTGCCGAAGTAGATCTCATACCCCCGTGGCTCCTTCATGTGGAGATCGAGGTCGTCCCGATTCCACCACGCAAGCCTACAGCAGAGATCCCCTGTCACGTTCCCTCCTGCCTTCTTCACCTTTTCCCTGAGTGCATCCGCTACTTCTCCTGCGTAGGACCAAGAGAACCCATTCCCCCACTTGAAGAGATGAGGAGAGGTGGGGTTGGACGGTGCGATGAGGCTCACGAGATTCCCCTGGTGGCGGTTCTCCAGCATTACCTCTACAAACTCGGCGCGCGGCAGGATCTCTGAGATGAATCGATCAATCGGCACCTCTTCCACCTTATCGAGATTATTGGCCTTCTCCTGTGTCTTGCTTGCTAGCTCGTCGAATATGTCTCCCGACAGCGCGGCTCGGGTTGTTCTGTCTGCGAAGAGGAGATTATTCACAGTGATGTCGCGGAGAGTCGCATGCCGCCGATCGAGGGAAGACGTGAGCCCGAGTTCTTGGATCTTCTCCTTCGCCCTATCAATCATGGCTTTGGTGACGAGAGAGGAGGGACGCTTGTAGCTTGCAGGGGCCACCTTCGCCTCGAAGGATTTCACTGCGTCTTCTATATCCTTCCCCTCACTGAGATCAACGAGGAGAGTGCCGATGGCGGTGTTGCGGATGCGGGAGACAGCACCGGAGATGTGACCGGCCCAGGTGAAGATCTCACGCGCCCGGTTGTCGGAGAGGGAGTCGAACTCCATCTTGGCCGTCTTGAATTGGAGGAGGAGAGCCTTGTGTTCTTCGCCCCTGTAAAGGGAACTCTGGGCTATGAGATCGAGGACGGTATCGATGGCATCGAGGGTGATCTCCTGGAGGCTGCGGAGGAAGACATCATGGGTAGATCTCTTCTCACTGAGGAGAGTGGGAATATCGGCTTTGGGCTTCACGTATTGATGAGGGATGTTGACGAAAAAGTGAGACCATGTCCGCACTTCGGGCGAGGAGGTCCCTATGATGTCGAGCTGCTCGAAGTTTTTGTCTACCCCGGCCGTCCTCTCATAGTGGAGGAAGGGAGAGGAGATGGGCTTCGAGAGGACCAGGGATGCCATTGCGTCCATGACAGTCTGGAATGCCGGTTCGTTGGGGATGCGGACACTCCACACACTCACCAGTGCGCCGTCAATCAGGGCCACGACATCACCGACTGCCTTTACGAACTGGCGGCAAGAAGAGCAGTCGTACTCGGTGCGTTCGCGATAGATCTGGTTTGTCCCTGCCGGGAAGCTAGAGAGGTAGGTTTGCCATAGAGCGTCCCGGTCTACTTCGACGCGGAACATAGGGTGCTGCTGCATGCGGGCAAATTGAGCAGAGATGACTGTCTTGAGGGTGTTGAAGTTGGACATCTGGGTTTCCTTTCTGGCGTGGGTTTTTAGTCCACGAAAAATACTGCATTCACGTCGTACTCTTCTGAAAATCATCCCACCCCGCCTCCCACGCTAGTGATGTTTGCAGCTCGATAAAGAACGGAGGCTCTTTAGGCCCGCCGAGTCGCGCGAACTCCATTCCGCAGATGTAGGCGAAAGCGCAGAGAGAGTTGACGAACTCTAGCCAGGATGCCGCGTCTTGGGGAGAGGAGATCCTATCGGCAGTCACGTGTTGTTATCTCCTGAGCTTCGTTGACCTACTCAGCTTCTCCCGCTCCTGCATCTCCCCAATAATCCTGTCCTGCTCTACCACCCTCTCACACAGCCTCCCGATCGTTTGCACCAGATCAACCTGTGACAGCTCCTCGAAATCAACCACCCGAGCCCTAGCCCTCCCGAACACGTCCACATCCCCCTCCTCATCAACCAGGAAGTAGAGAGACCCGTGGCCGAGAGCGTAGGATTTGTCGGTGTCGCCGTCACCCGAGATGATGACTTCCCCTAACCGCTTGAGAGGCGAACCGTCTGAGGAGACTGGGGTTGGCGTGCTGGGGACCGCGGGTGTGGACGAAGTGGTGATGAGCGCGGCGAGCCCGCGGCCGAGTACTCTGGCGTTGCTGTGGGTGCTCACGAGGGAACCCCATCGATGATCTGGTCAGCACCGGTCCACGCTCTGTCTTCTTCCATCTCAGACAAGAGCGTCTCCATACTCTGGATCAGGCTCTCCAGCACAGCGATGGCGAGAAGGTCTTGCAGGTAAGCCGCATTCACGATCGGCTGGCTGAGAGTGGCAAAGAACATCGAGAGAAGGTATCTCTCCTTCTCTGCTTTGATTCGGGAGTATCTGCTGGCGCTGTCATCGTTCATGAGGAGTGGCTCCTTTGGGGGAAAAAGAGGCGGACCCGCTTTCGAGCCCGCCTTGTGGAGATCGCTCGGCTAGCCCACGAACACGAGAGTCTTCTTGGCTCGTGTCACTGCCACATACGCCAAGTTCCTCTCCTGCTCCAACTGCCACTCTTGCCGTGCTGCGCGAGAGGGACACCGGCTGCTGTGCTCCAGGAGCAGGACCCTATCCCACTCCCTTCCCTTGCTCCTGTGGTAGGTGCAGAGGGTCACAGCCCCCTTCACATCGTCCCCGAAGAGGCGTTCGATGAACTCGACGACTGAGGAGGCTTCGTGCCTTCCTCGCTTCTCGCACTCTTCCACGATCGCGAGGATGGTAGAGACCCTGTCCTCGGCTTCTTCTGCCTTCTGCTCTTTCCCCTTCGCAGTCCACTTCGCCACCTCGCGATCCCGGTAGTCGAGGAGCTTGTTTCTGAGGGCGGAGGTCGTCTTGATGGACCAGCGATTCACGAGCTCTATCAGCCCTTCTCCCAGCTTGCGCCCTTCCACCTTCGCGGGAATGCCGGCCCGGATGATGCGGTAGGCGAGAGGGATCAAGGGAGCTGTGTTGCGGCAGAGAATGGCGTCTCCGTGCCCGTTCGAGCTGGGAACCAAGTCATCCAAGAAGCTCGTAGCCTGCTGTGTCATTCCACCACTGACGATGAAACCTGTTTCCACCTTCTTGAACTCGGCGCGACTCATCAAAGAAGACTGGTACCGCACCTCTCCCTCAGGAGCGGTATCGGCAGCTTCGAGATCAGGGACAATCTTCTGGGCCACCTGTACGACACGCTTGGGACATCTCCACGTAACGCTGAGCGGGAGGACCAAGGCATCCAGCTCGTCTTGCAAGCGCGTCATTGCCTTGGTGTCAGCCCCCGTCCAGCCGTAGACGCTCTGCTTGTCATCTCCCACCGCTGCGAGCCTCCCACCAGGATTCTTCAGGAACATCCGCACGAGTGCCTGCCGCGTCCTGCTCCAGTCCTGGCACTCATCTCCCAGAATCAGGTCCTTCCGATACTTGACCCGCAACCCCTTGATGAGAGGGAAGAGGACCATGTCGTTAAAGTCGATCTCATCCACGATCTCAAGAGATTGGCGGTAGAGCTTCTCGGCCCACGTCGCGACTGCATCCATATCGACCCCTGGCTCGAAGGAGGCAACGTCGTAGTGATCCGCGATGTCATACCAGATGCTCCGGTCACCGATGGGGAGGTCATCGAAGAACCCTACCCCGCTCTGCTTCCCGAGGCCCACGAGTTGGACGATCTGGGAGCCAAATTGCCAGAGGGGATGGGTGCGAGATTCGTGGTCCTTTAGCTCGTCGAGGATGCGCCAGATCTTGCCCTCTTCCACCCGCGGGCGATAGGTGTACTTGAGGAGGGACATGCCCATGGAGTGGACCGTCTGACACTGGACATCCTTCCAGCCGTAGCCGCTGGATTCGAGCTTCTCCTGGACCTCGGTCTGGATCGCTTTGTTGTAGGCGCAGACGAGGACCTCAGAGCCGGGGAAGGAGGAGAGGTAGGCGTCTACCCCCATGAGGATCGCGGAGGTCTTGCCGCAGTTGTGTACCACGATCCCGTTCCCGAGAAAACAGGGATTGTACTGGTCTTGCATCGTCAGATCGTAAGTCTTCTCCTCATACTCCTCACCGATGAAAACGACACGATCTGTGATGGTTTTCTTTCCGCCATCACAGAAGATGAAGTCTCCGGCTCGGAGCTGTCCGAGTTCCACCCATCCGTCTGGTGTGAAAATCTGATGATCTGCGGTTGCTCGAAGTGCAAACCCTCTTTTGGTCTGGATTCGATGCGTGGACTTGATGCCAGAGAAAACAGCCCCGGAAATAGTCGCAAGGCACACGATACCTCCTACTACTGAACGCACTTGCGTCGGAATGCACGGATCGAACTTCCGATTGCCGCTCTCCCCTCCATTGAACATGTACACGAGATGTTCGATTGAGGTTTGGTAACTCTTGCCTGCGCGGTTAACTCCGATGATCGTGGACGCAGCAAGACAGCCTGCCCTGGCTTGGAGGATGATGTTGCGATCGGTGCCGGTGAGTGCGTCGAGGAAGGCTTGCTGCTGAGAAGTAGGGGTGAGCATGCTCTTCCTGCTCGTGGGGGCAGAGGACTGATGTGTAGCGGGAACCGGGATGGTGAGGCTCATGATTCCCCCTCAATCCCGACGATCTCACCATCGAAGAACTTGAACGTGACGAAACCGGAGGAATCTATCGGTCCGTGGTTCATTGCGTCTACTGTGATCTCGCTCGTGCGGGAGGAGACTTCCCTGGTGTGAGAGACCTTGATCTTCCTCAGAAGGGAGAGGACCGTCCGCTCATCACGGCTGAGGCCCTCAATGTCTAAGGGAACGGCTTGTGGCTCTTTCCTCGGCATGCTGCTGAATCTCATCTTCCTCTCCTTTTCGGGTCTCACCTCTGTCCCATCCCCTCACCGCGACCCTTGATGGTGGGTCCACTCTACCCCCCCGCCTCTTCCCATGTCAACAGCCGAAGTAAGGCGTAAGTCCGGATGATCAGTGAACCTCCTGAACCAGACACTGGTCTGTACCGCAGACTGCTTTGCTTAGACTAGGTGCCTTGTGCCGGTACCGCTGCTGTCTCTTCCCTCTCCGCCCACCTCGCAAAGCTCCCCCTCGTGCAACTCCTCTCCATCCTCTTCCCCCCTATCCACGTCTCATACCGGACCCAGTCCTCTGTCTGAGAGGAGGGACGGACGCAGAAAGGAGAGGTGGTCTCAGTCTGGGTCCCGACTTTGAGGATGCGGCGAGAGAGAACCCCTCTCCTCCCAGAGAACCTGGTGTAGGTGTGGGAAGGGAGAATGGAGGAGAGGGGGAGGGGCATAGAGAGGAGGGGTTACAGACTGCCGGAGGGGTCGTGCCGCGGGTAGTCCTCGCGCGGGGTGAGGATGTCGCTTCCGGCCGGGGGAGCCGCGTCCTCGGTGGAGGTGGTGGTGTCCGGGTTCGGGGCGGCGTCGTTCTCGTTCTCGTTCTTGGTGTTCTGGTTCTCGCTCGTATCGCTGGTGTCGCTGGCGGTTTCCTCGGCCTTTTGGCTCTGGTACTCATCGGTCGTGTTGGACTCTTCCATCATCACGTCGCTCTCCTCATTGAGAAAGGGTTTCGTTTTGCTTCTCTCGTCAGGTGAGAGGATACCGTCCATCCAGGCGCGGTGTCAATGGCGCGAGTAGGGCGGTAGTGTGAGATTGCCCAGAAGAACCGGTGTACACTCTATTCGTGGATATCGATTGGTTGGAGGTGGGGAAAGGGGTGGCGCTGCTTCTGGCCGGCGCTGGCGGCGCAGTGGGGGTCATCCGCAAATGGTTCACCGACACAAAACCCTTAACGTCAGCCGGTTCCCAACCCAAGGAAGATTTTGACCGCCTGCTGCCGGCTGTCCTTGAGGCTCTCGAAACCGCAAAGGATGCGTGCGACGAAGCGACGAGCATGGTCCGCGCAGTATCCCTGACGGCGATAGAGAGCCAGCGGAGCCTCGGTTCTCTCATTGGAGCTCTTCGGGAGATCGTGGACCGGATAGCCGCTATTGAGATCAGGCTTCGACGCCAGACCCCAAGGAAGGACCGGACACTCGGACCAGGAACCTAAAAAGGGGCACGCCTTCCCCCTGTGCTCACTCCTCCTTCTTCTGCGCTTTCCTCCTTTCTCTCTCAGCAGGCAGACGCGCGATCCATCCATGCGTCACCGCACGCACCTGCCGGCAATACTCCTCATTCACCTTGAGAAGCGTATTCACCTCATCTTGCGTCACCTCCACGCCCTCGATCATCACCATGTTCAGGTTGTTGGGGGCGGAGGTTCCCGCGAGTCCTGCCACCTCCGAGAAGCTGTCGATCACGGCCTTACAGTAGTCGCGCATGCTATTCCTCCTTTTTTGGTCGGGACATGAAATCTTCACGAGTAGCCAGATTCTGCCGAATCAGGACGTTCTCTATGTCTGCACAGTGGATCTGCAAGATTCTAATCTCCTGCTCAAGTGCGCGCTGTTGCTGCCATCCCAGGAGGAGGGAGACCGCAGCAAGTATAGCAGTCAGAAGGAGACATACGGCGAGCCACGAAGGAATGACAACTCCCGAGACGTGGAGATTGATGTGGGGAGGCTCGTGAGATGGCAGCACTGGGTTTCTCGGGTGAGCGTTCTCAGCGTCTCATCAGGTCGTCGGCCTTCTTCTACGTGATCCTGTGTCGTCGAGGTTATCCTGCCGTCTGGTGAGATTCTCAACTCGCTCCTTGAGTCGCTCGACTTCGAGAAGCGAGCGGCGGAACTCGCTCTCAAGATTCTTGAAGTCGTCATGAAGAGTGTCTAGGCGATCATTGACGTTCTTCATTGCGGCAGGAAACTCGACAGCGAGAAATCGGCGGAGGACCGCTACAAGACCGATGAGCGCGATGGTACCGATGAGTGCCTGAGCGACAAGGACAGGACGGACAGCCTGAGTCAGCCAGTCAGGCTCGGAAGCGAGAAAAGCTAAGAGAGGGATCATGGGAGTCACCGATATATCGGTTTCACGAACTGGTTATAGTTGCGGACGAATTCGTCGATGGTCCCCTTCCCTTTCCTCGTGTTGTAGTGCACCTTCCAGATAGTCCCCAGAAGTCTCGTATCCGGAACCTCCCCCTCCTCCAGCTCCGGCATCGAGAAGGGTCGCGCCCAGTAATGGATGCGGCACATGGCACAGGCGAAGTGGAGATTCCAGACGAGCTGTGAGACCGGGGGGACACCAGGGACGAGGAACTCCTGCACCTCCCTGCCCAGCGGCGTCTTGAGGACGATTCGGGACCACAGATCCTGGAAGGTGAAGGGCTCCATCTGCCACAGACCGAGGGCAGGGCCGCCCCCTATCTGCTTCAGGTAGCGGAACTGGGACTCCTGCGCTCCTGTCCCCATGAGAAGGTGCTCAGAGAAGCGAGGAGAGGGGAGATGAAGGAGCGTCAGGGTAGGCCGCACTATGAGGTCACGGACCTGGGCAGGATCGAGGCCGGCAGCCGTCATCTTCTTTTCCCTCCTGTCATTCGAGAAAGTATGATATCACAAGAGGACAGCCCGGCAATACCGCCGAGGGCTGACACATGGAGATCAGAGTATATGCGCAAGCTACTTTCAGTCCTTCCCCTTCCTCTCTCTCTCCTCCTGTTCCAGCTCATCTCCCTTCCCCTCTCCGCGAACCCATCAGGCGTCCCCTTGGTCGTGTGCCCAGTCGAGCCCTGCCGCATCCTCGACACCCGCGTCTCCTCTACCCCTATCCCGAGCATGCACGCGATCGATGCGTATGTCCGCGGTTCTGCTCTCCTGCCTACTGAGGGCGCACAACGGACGGATTGCGGGGTGCCGTCGTGGGCAGAGGCAGTCATGGTGAATGTCCACACGATCTCCCCAGCCGCTGACGGATATCTCAAGGTGAATGGAGCAGGGAGAGTCGCAGGGGTCATGGGGGCGTACAGCCGCATGAACTACACAGTGGGGCAGACTGGGGCGAATGAGATCCTGGTCTCTCTCTGTAACTTCCTCTACCCCGCTCCTGCGACTCCTTGTGGGAGTGGGCCGAGGTATCAGGACTTCCAGATTCAGAATATCGGCCCCGCCCCCCTCCATGTCGCCGCGGATGTGGTCGCGTACTACCAGAGAGAGGGGCAGGGGATGTGTGCCGTGGCGCCACTGTTGGAGTGATCCCTTTCTCTCTAGAGCTTCTGTTCGAACGTGAGAGAGACCGTGTACATATCCACCCCGCTGTCATTCCCTGCCCACGCAGGGGCTGACACCTCCGACACGGTACACCAGAACCCCGAGAACTCCTGATCAGCCAGATCCACTCCGGACTCCAGCGCGATATAGAAGGCTCCGGAGTGGCCCCTTCTCCACGCTATTTGCCCCTGGAGGAAGAGGAGCTCATCCCGGGTGACGAGGAACTCGATCGGTTCAGAGACGATCCGGCTCCAAGCCGAGGCCCCGTACGTCTGCCCGGGACCGGTCGTCCCTACTACGTCTTCTGTGACGATCTTCGTGGGGGGTGCGTAGGGGGCCGTCCTCCCATCTGCCAGTGAGACAGCCACCCCGGCGCACAGGACGCCTGCTTGGACAAAGGTGTCTGGGTCTGTAGGGATAGAGGATGCAGGGACGCGGCCCGCACCTGTGGAGAGGAGCGTGTGTTCTGCTTGGTCAGAGCGAATGAGGACGCCATATCCCAAGACGCCTGTCCAGGGGGTGGAGGGGAAATAGTGGAGTGACTGGATGGGCCGCTTAGGAGAGCGGCGCGTGTCTTCAGGGATGGTGATCCAGCCTGAGTCGTAAGGGGGAGTAGAGGCGGTGATGGTGTCATAGTAGACACGAATAGACTCCAACTCTGCATACTGGCCCCCACTCGCACTGAGGCCAGGGGTGGAGCTGATATAGACTTGGAAATCAGTAGTGTTGGGGATATTCGAACGACTGAATGGGAATATCAAGATCTGCCCACCAGAGTCTGAGTTCGTGATCGCACGGCTTCCCAGAGTGGAGAGAATGGGAAGAGTAGGCTCCCATACGATACTCACTTCTATGGTAGGTAGTGTCGTGGGGGATGTGGCACCCGCACCGGAGAACCTTCTCCTCGCTCTGAGAACGATACACATGGCGTGGGTTTGTGTATCGATCGTCCCCGCGAGTGAAGGCCACTTGAGACGAACTGTCCAGCCAGTGGTGTTGACTGTGGGAGTCATCACCAAGCCGTCAGGAACATAAATGTCTTCATCGACATTCGTCACTCCGCCTGTGATGTTGGTTGAGCTGACAATGGTGTTCGGTGAGACCTTAGTAGGGATGACGAACCCGCCGTCGATACTCGTGGTGGCACCGACAAACCGAATCTGCCCTCCCCCTGTGACGTTGTGGTTGATGAGGGAGAGGCCATCGATCTGGGATGCAATGAGAGAGGTGCCGAATGCCCACTGAGTATTCGCAGGGTCCAGAGAGGTAAGACGTGCCAGCTCAGAAGGCTCCTCCGTACCGAGGAAGTCTACCTCCATCCCGGCAGGTTCAAGACTCGCGGCTCCAGTGGTGGCATATTCCGCGTAGCTCTCCGATGTGTGATTCGGGAAACCGAGAAACTTGACTTGTCCCATATAATACCCTCAGCTCCTTCTCTTCCTGCTCTCTATCCGGTTCACATCCACTCCTTCATCGATCAAGCTGAACCCCTTCGCGGCTCCCCCGTGTCTTTCCATCTCTGCCAGCGCTCTCCCCCTATCCCCGCTCGCCGCGACTTCCCACAATCTCCCTTCGTGATCCAGGCGGAGGACTGTGAATACGCGCGGTTCCGGGTTTGGGGAGATTTGGTCGATGGTGTAGTCGAGGAAGCTTTCATCCCCCAACCCTGTCTCTTGTGCGTAGGCGGAGAAGGGGTTGTCTGCGATGATGGTCCCTCCCACGCGTTCTCCTGTGGACTTCTCGGTTATCTTGTAAGTAGGCATCTGTTCCTGCTACCTCCACACCACGATGACTATCTCCCCTTCCTCCCATCTCACATCCGTACTGATGACTAGGTACTTCTGCGTCCCATCGAGATCGAACCTCTCTGTCCCGTCCTGGTAGTGGAAGTCTAGCGTCACTGTCATCCCTATAGTGATCTCTAACCCTACTGCGCGCAGGCGCACAGTGAGCACCTCTCTCACCCCCTTTATCTGTGAGAGAAGAGAGGTTGCGAGGGTCTGAGCGTCCGCGTCGTTATAGAGGGGAGTCTCGATGACAAGGGACTGGCCTCCTCCATTTGAGTACTGAGATTTGAGAGTGTCGTCCGAGTCCCTCTTCTCCAACCAGGGTAGGGTCCACTGCTGCCAACCCGCCGTTCCCTTGATCGCAGTCGCCACCTGGTCCTCAGAGAGGACTACGTCATTCTTGTGATACTTGACGATGACCTCATAGATGATTGGGGGCGGGGGGTAGACCTCATCCACGTGGATGATCGCGGTGGAGAGGTTGTAGTCAGCAGTGCTGTCAGGACCGGCGAACTTCTCGATATGAAAGAGGGTGGAGGAGCCGACATAACCCCACCATCCAGGACTCCCCGCATTCACATGGTCTAGGACAGGGAGGATATATTCAGGCTGAGTGTTGGGGGCATAGAGGGCCACACCAATGAGGGAGGAAGAGGCTGTTCCGTATGCTGTGAAGGCGGCAGTATCCAGGTCTCCAGGGTCGGCGAGCTTGGGGCCTCGACGAGCGATGATGTCCCGGGTCACTGGACCGGCTGTGGAGACATATCCCAGAGCTCCGCCATTATACCCCTCTACTGTAGCGGCGACGGGGAGGGTAGGGGAGGAACCGAGACGGAAATATCCCCGTGCAAGATAAGGCTTACTATTCCCGGCAGAGGGCGCGGTGATGATGAGATCCCGCATCGAGGCGTACCCGGCTGCGGCCGTGTGAGGGTTCGCGCCTTCGTATGATGTGATGGATTGCGTACTCCCTCCTCCCGCAACCTGGTAGACGTAGTGGATAGGGGAGACGAGGACAGGTTTGACTCCAAACCGCTTTCCCCATACATCGGGTTTGGGTGTCCCTGCGAGCTCTGGCCCTCCCTCCAGCACGTATAACCATGTGGACACTCCTGCCCCTGAGATCGTCCCATTTGCACCCGTGGCAGAAGAGTCCGTGACAGTCGTCCCGGCTCCATCATCAAACGTCAGATGGTGGACACACACTGCCGGCACACCACCGGATGAGTACGGGCGATGCCGGTTTGCCCGGATTTCATCCGCTGTCCGCGCCACATTGTATACGCGGAAATCATCATGCCATGGAACGATCGTGGAACCCAACCCTGTCCGCACCGCGTAGGTGCCGCCGACGTCGGCATCCCGTGTTGCGGCACCAAGGGAGAAGGTTTCGACAGTCTCAGTCTGTGCGTCCTCATCCCAGATATAGACCGTGAGTGCGCTCCCTGAGGAGACAAAGGCGAAGTGGTACCAGCGCAGAGTAGAGAGAAGGGTCGCCGTGACGTTGCCGACCCCGGTACCGCCACTATGCGTTACGGCGTAGCGGAATGCTCCAGATGATTGAATCTCGATGCGCCACGGGACACGAGAGCCTCCGATCCATCCCCACCAGGTCGCGTTTCCGGATGGCAGTGCGTTGAGCCACAGCCACCCCTCCGCCGTCATGTCTCCAGTGAGGTCGATGGCAGCCGGTGTGCCAAAGGAGACAGTGCGGTCGCCAGAGAGCTCAAGTCCATAAGAGGTGCCGCGATAGACTCGGCGCGAGGTGGGAACTTGGAAGTCACTCTCCCGTCCTAGTAGATAGACCTTCACCGACCCTAGAGAGAAAGCCGGATTCCCCAGCTTCCCATCAAACACCACCCCTATCGTATTCGCGAGGTCCGAGTAATCTCCGAAGAACCACTGACACCTTCTCCCTGCCCACACATACCCGGTTTTCGGCCTGTATTGATCCAACCCACCATCTTGATTATTGAGGGTCGCTTCCCCGAAGGAGGGGAGAGAATGAGAGAACATGGAGCCGGGTTGCCAGAGAGACTGGGAAACGGTAGGGGCTTTGAGTACGCGCTTACGGAAAGGGGTGTGGGCAGGGATGGTAGTTCCGGCAATGACTACCGCACTTGCCCCTGTCGCCATCCCTCTCCCTTGGTTATCCTTGGCGTAGCGAAGAAGCTCCTCAGTGCCGGAGGGGTCCAGGAGGTAGAGGTGAGAGAGCCACTCACCGCGATCGCGTACAGCGGCAGGGTCTGATAGGAAGGAGGAATAGGACATAGGTTTTATCTGTCTCCTAAGGTTCTAGGTCCCATACTTCAACCCAGTGCCGCTGCCAGAGAGCCTGTCTGCGATCGTAGAGAGAAGGGTGAACTGCCGATCCCCTATCCGCTCCATCGACGTACGGAGTTGAACTGTATTGTCGTTATAGGCTGAGATCATGAGGCGTGTGTTCGTGTCGTTGTTCGCGGTGAGGGCAGGGACCATAGAGGCAGGAGTTGAGCCTGAGAGGAGCTGGGAGAGGTTCAACCCGGTACCGGAAGCAAGAGGACCTAGTTCCGCGAGGAGGCGCGTGCGAAGATCCTGATACCCTCCAGTAGAAGAACCGTACCTCTCTATCCCCAGCTCTGAGAGCCTCTGTATCACTGAGCTGAATTCGTCGAGGTTCCCAAAGTCTCCCCCCCTCACCTGTGCAAGGAGGCGCGCGTAGTCTGCCTCTGCCTGCTGATACTGGGCTTGCGGTGTGAGGCCGGAACCAGGTCCCTTGAGAAGGGAGTCGTACGCCTGCTTCACCCCTGACATCGCATTCATGATCGCGCGCTGGATCGCGTCCTCGCGGGTGCGTAGGACCTCGGGGGTGGAACCTAGCGTCTTGGCTATTTCGAGGAAGTCCTCATTAATCTTCTTTAGCTCCCGCGCGAGGGGGGAGAGGCCGGCTTCCTGATACTGGCGCAAGAGATCGAAGGCCCGTTTTGTTGCGTTTGCGAGTTCTTCCGCCACCTGGTTGGGATCGCGCGAGGAGAACCGGCGTGGGCCGAAGGGGTTGACATTATCGTTCGCAGGAAGGAGGGTTGTAGGATCGATACCCTCTAAGAGACGGAGGCCATTATCGAGAAGTGCAAGGGTCGCTGCTCCCACCTTACCGGAAGCGCGCAGGATCTCTATCTCAATGCGATAGTGGGAGAGCTTCAACTGGTGTTCGATGATTGCCATCTGCTTCCGCATTTGCGCACGGGTCTCTTCCCCTACTCCGAACTTTTCGAGATCCGCCACCATCTCACCAAATAGGGAGAGGGTAGACTTCTGGGCGAGTTCATCTAGTTTTTTGTCTAACTCCTCCATCACCCGCCCAATCATCCGGGCCTTCCTCTCATCACCGAATGGGCTTCCCTCGATCTCCTTTATGAGGTCTGCGGCGGTCTTGCGGACGGCGTCAAAGGGGGTCGCGAGACCGAGGAAGTCCTTGAATTTATCGGCGGTGGAGCGAGCCTGTTCCGCCCGGAGTTGGGCAAGCTCCTGCTCTTTCAGGGCTAGGAGTTCCTGGCGGAGTTTCTTGTCATTCCCGGCCTTCTTGAGCTGCTCGGTATAGAGGCGGTCGATCTCCTTCAAACCACGCTGATATTCCGTGAGACCGTGGAGGGAGAGTTCGAACCCTTTATCCTTGATGAAGTCGCGGACCGAGTCTCTATCTCCGCCACCGCCACCTCTCCCGCTTCCCCCTATTGGCTTCCCTGCATCCTGGAGTGCCTGGTTATAGAGATCTTGCCACATCCCGGCCCATCTCTCCCATGCTCCTATTGCAACCAGCTCCAGGCGGAGAGATTCGAACTGCTTCGTGACGCGGTAGCGCTCAAGCTCTGCCAGCATTCCCGCATACTTCGCGTGCTTCCTGAGCTGAGATTCGAGAGCGGAGGTGATCCCCATATCAATCTCTTGTTCAGAGAGAGCCTTGGGAATCTCGGAAAGCTCCTCCTTATAACGATCGATCGCAGCTTTGAGTCGTACCGTCTCCTTCTCCCACTCAGCCTGAGAGAGGGAGGAGGGACCTTCACCACCGCCGGGAGTCTTTTCTGGTTCCGTCCCCAGTTTCGCGAGGGCTCTCTCGGCTTTATCTAGCCGTGCCTGAATCTCCTCCTGCATTCCTTGTGCGATCTCGGACAGGCCCTGGCGGAGACCTCCCAATGCTCTGACTGCTTGAGCCATTGAGGCATCAATACCCAAGGCCTGATTCCTGGCGCTCTCAAAGAGATCGCGCTGGGCTTGGTCGAGACGTTTGGTCGCATCAATGACGGCCTCAGACGTGGGGTCGAGCTGCGCCAGGGCTTCACGGAGGGAGTTGATGTGGACCAGCCCCTCTCGGAGCTGGGTCACGAGGGGAGGAAACCCTATCTCCGATATCTCATTCAGTTTGGACAGGAAGTCTTGCGCTTCCTTAAGAGAGGTGTCGTCCAGCTCCGTACTGCGGACCTTGTTCAACCCCTCCTGGACAAGAGGGTCCAACCCGCGAATTGTGGTAAGGGAAGACTGGAAGGCTCCAAGGATCGCGGCCTGCACCGCCTCTTCCATGGACTCAAACCTGCCGATGATTTCCCCCTGTACCCAGGCTTCAAAATACTTACCATCACGTCGCACAGTGACTTCTAGACTTGCGAGGGTATCGAGACTTCCCCCTATGAGACTCGCGAACTCCTGCGCCATACTCTGGAGGCGGAGGCCAAACTCCCGCTGTGTGGAAGAGAGGAGGCCGGAGGTATCGTTGAACCACTGGCCGTCACTGCGTGCTGTCAGTCCTGCGTGGTCGTACCGCCTCTTTTCCCTTTCCGCAGCCGCGGATTTGTAGTAGTCATACATTGCCTGTGCTACGACTACGAATGCGCCAACACCACCAGCCGCAGATGCGGTTCCCGAGGACGCTCCCATGCTCGATGCCATACTTGACCAGCTCTGTTGCGTTTGTTGTGCGCGCTGGAGAGTATCGGCTGCTTGCGCCAGGTAGTCGAAGAACCCACCGAACATGTCGGCGAGCTGGCCGAAGAAGCTGGCAGTGTCGTTGAGGATTGAGGAGTAGTAATCCTGCGCTGCTTGGGTGCGAAGGCGCTCTGCTTCGGCCGCAGAGAGGAGTGGACGGCCGGCCTCGTCTGCACTGTGAGCGAGGGCATCGATATGCCGCATGAGGGCATCGAGTTCTTCCTTGGGGGTGATGAGGGTCGAGCGGAAGTAGTCAGCCTGTTCCTCGAGCTGGGATTGAACCTGCGCGCGCTGGTCAGAGAAAGCTTGCTGATTCTGCTGGTTGATCTCGAAGGCGGAGCGGCGCCACTCCAGATCTATATCTACAGACTTTTTGCTCGCGTCCTCGATAGCCCTATCGAGCGAGGAAGTGTCGATCGTGACCTTCAGTATCAATGCGCGCGACTTGAGAGCAGCATCCTCCTGAGTCTTCAAGTCACGGAGAGCCTTCACCCCTGCGTATACCGCTGCTGTCTGCTTCTCCGTCCATGGGATGCCGGCCTTGATATAAGCGGTACGAATCTGCTCAGTTTTCGCTGCCTGCTCTTGCGCAAGTTTGACCTTTTTATATGCAGTCTCAGATTCCCCTGCGGCCCCCGCAGACTCTCTTGCTGCCTTGACAGAAGCATCGAGATCCGCCATCAGCTTCCGTGCCGCCGTAGCAAGGTCTACTGTTGACTTCTTCTCGCGATCAGAAGAGGCGGTGCGGGCCTGTGATGTTTTGATCGACTGCCGTCTCACAGTCTCGACTTCTCTCTCTGCTTCCTCCCATTGCTTGAGCTGGGTAGGGGTGAGACCTGAGGGTAGCGCGATTCCAGCACCGGCACCAGCCGCCCGTCTGGGATCTAACCCAGCCGAAATCCCTGACAGCTTCTCCGGTATCCCATCGATCATGTGGATCAAATCGGACAGCCAGCCGATCGCGAGCCGGTTGTAGGTCTGGAGTGGACCGAACGCTGCCTCAATCGCCGGTGCCCACGATCCGAACTTCTCTGGAATTGCCGCAACCCAACCGAACAAATCGACCAGACCGGAGATAACTGGTGCGAGCCCTGACGCATCAATACTGTCCAGACCGCGCGCCGCTGCGCCTGTGGCATCGGCAACGGATTCGAGAACCCGAGCGAGATCGTGGCCGAGTTCTGTCATACGACGGACGTTCTCCTCACGCTGGCTCCAAGCGCTGAAGTCTTCCGCGATCTGGCGAAGGGCCGGTGAGATCCCCTCAGCAAGGAGTTCCTTCTGGTTTTCCCACTCAACCCCGACCGCGCGGAGAGAGCCTCCCAGGGTGTCGCGGAGGGAGAGGGCGGTGCCGCCTACCCGTTGGTCGAGAATGTCGAGGGCGAGGGTGAGCGCGCCTGCCTCATCACCAGCCTTAGCGGTCTGTAGAATCAGCTTCTCTTCAGCGTCAGTGAACCGGCCCACCCTCTTTTCAAGTTGAGCGAGGGCTTCATCGGGTTCGACCGCAAACTTCCCCAGAGTCTCTGCGATGGCGGAGAAGTTGGACTCGATAGACTGCCCGGCCTCGGTCGTCGCGGCTGCAAGATCGATTGCGGAACGGGTGGTACGTTTGAAGAGAGCAGGGGTGTCGATCGCATCGAAACGGGCAAGGGTAGACTGGAGCTGGATGACTGCCTCATCATCGATCCCCAGCTCATGAGAGAGGGAATTTGCCTCCGTAATCAGTGCGCCGAGTCCCAGACCTCCGACTGTGCCAAAGCTCCGTATGCGGGCTTCGAGCTGTCCTGTCGCATCCTCTGCCTCGACGATCGCTCCCACTGCTGAGGTGAGATAGGAGCGGATTGCTTGGAGTCCTGCGAACCCGGCTACTATCCCGGCGACTGATGAAATCATCCCTGCCGCTACAGAGGAGAAGTCGATCCCTATCCTGTTCGTGGACGACTGTGCGGCCTGGGTTTGGTGGAGTTCCGCTTGGAGGCGGTCGTGCTCTCGGATGAGGGAAGCAATGGCCCGGCCGTGTTCTGATGTGGCGGAGACGCCTGCTTTGACTTGGGCGGCGAGGATGCGCGCTCCCTGTGCTGCTTCGAGTTCCTTCTGTTGGTAGCGTTCTAGGGCAGTGGCACCCCCGCGGAAAGCTGTGACCTGTTCCTGAGTCCGCCTGTTCATCGCTTGGAGATCGGCGATCAGACCCTTGGAGGCTTTCGTATCCTCCATCTGATCTTTGAGGCGTTCCGCTGCCTCAGCAGTGCGGCGGAGAGCCCTCTCAGACTGAATCCCCGCCTGCTCCACTCTCTTTGCAGCAGAGGCGGCAGAAGCCCCCACATCATCGAAAGATGCGCGGGCTTTCGGCCCCCCTGCCGCATTGATGAGGATCTCTACCAGGAAGCGAGCCACAGGATTATTTCTCCTTTGGAGGCGGGTAGAGGATGCGGTTTACTTTGTGTTGCTCGTTTTCGAGGACGGTGAAGAAGAAGTGTCCGGCGTCCCTGTCCCCGCTCTCAGTCCACCCGTTCTCCTGGAGCCACGAAACCCTCTCACTCTGGAGGGAGATTCCATTCATATCCCTCCCAAGGCGGTGCCAGCCGTAGTAGATATCGGAGACTGGCCCAGCCCATGGAGATGTGAGAGAAGGCCCCCCCTGACTCCTCCACAGCTTCTCCCTCAACTCCTCCCGAGAGAGTGATTCCGTCCCAGGAGGAGGAGGGAGAAGGAGCTGCCTCTCTACCGTCTCTTTCAGGAGACCTCCGCCGCGCTTGAACCTCCCCCAGACGAGCTGATCTGATCTGAGGGAGGCGGTGAGTTTTTTGCGGCTTCCTCCAGGAGTCGGGAGCGGAAGAGGTCCTTTTGCTCACTCGCCCAGTGAGCCCAGCGGGCGTAGAAGCGGCCTAGGGTGAGACCGGGGATGATGAAGCGTCGGGGTTCAGTGGGAGGAGAGGCGTCAGGGTCTCCAGGAATCGTGATAGTGGCACAGTCCTGAGAGAGCAGGAGGTCGTCCAGTCCAGAGTCTGCGAGAGGAGTATCGTTCTCTAGGAGCTCGCGGGCGAGAGAGGGCGAGTACGGGATGTCGTCCCCATTCTCATCCGGCATCGATTCCCATCTGAGGACGAAGAGGGCCTCTTCCAGGTAGCGCCGATCCCCCTGCATCATCGCGTCCGAGTACTTGACGCGCCCAGTTGAGACGGCTTTCCGGATCGCAGTCCGATTCCGCTCCACTGTCCCTGCCTGGTCGGTGAGGCGCTCGATGATGGGGAGGAGGGAGAGGATGTCTGGGTCCTTCACTTCGCGGGTGCGGATCTCCTCCAGCTTCCCACTTTCCTCTTTGGTGAGGACCGCGGGATCATCCCCAACGACCAGCTCCTCACTCATGGCGCTCATGATGGGGTCCGAGTCCATCCAGTCCTTTGCCCACTTTTTGTGGAGGTTCGAGTGCTTCCGGACGATCAGGAAGCGGGCAGAGGTGCCGAGGGGGTCAGAGAGGGTGATGGTGTCCCGGAAGCCCCCCAAGCGGGAGGCGATCTGGAACTTCTGGGGAGAGGGAGATGTCTGATTCTCAGGGTGCCCGTTGGGTCCGCTCATACACTCCCCTCTGCGTGGACCAGGTAGAGGGCGAGACGGCCTTCCTCGTCTGAGAGGGCGATCTCGCGGATCTGGGAGGCTTTGGAATAGATGCGGGCGCGGCTGTTGTCGTCGCGGGAGGAGATGAGGGCGCGGATGGAAGAGAGGGTCACGGAGGTGTGGGAAGCAGGGAGGGACGCCATCTGAGGAAGCTCCTCATCGCTCTTGACTTCCTTCGCTTCCTCAGCGTAGAGACGATCAAGCTCCTGCTCTGCCTTCTCCGCCTTCTCGGCCTTCTCCTCCCTCACTTGTTCTGCGCGCTCTGCCTTCTCGACCTTCTCCGCCTTTGTTGCTGTATGTTTCATGTTCTTTCTCTCCTCTTACGGCGTCACATCAGCCGTGGGGGTACCGCTCGCATGCATGAACGTGCTCTGCTTCACGAGATGGGACCCGACTGCGCCACCCGCCGGGAGCGAGCCGAGGACCATGGTATCCGTCCACACCTCATTCGTCGCAGCGGGGGTGGAGCCGTGGAGGGCCGCAACGATGGTGTAGGGGGAGCCGAAACCGGCAGAGAGGGTGAGATGGACTTTCGCTGCGGCGAAGTCGTCGCTCCAGGTGACGTTGATGGAGAAGTCTTGGGTGCCGAACAGCCGACGCTTGTAGACAGTCGTACCGCCGACGTTCGAGGTGACGAACTCCTCGATTGCGCCCTCTCGGTTGATCGTCATCTCCTGGACATACGCGCTGAGGTCCACCGTGTTTACGGTGATGTAGGGTCCTATGAGGATCTCTTCGGCCATCGGGTTCTCCTTGAAAGTGAAAAGTGGCTATCTCACTCCCTCACTCATACGAACGAGGAAGGAGGGATTGGTTCCTGAGATGGTCCACCGGAAACGTCCATTCGTATCTGATACGGCAGCCGTCTTGACTGCCCGCTGCACCCCCGCCGCGGTGAAGTCGGTGAAGGTGTGACGAGTCACAGCGTCAGTGTAGTCACCGACGGCAGAGGTTTCATAGATCACAGTGAGTGTAGGAGTACCGGTGCCTGAGACCGAAATCACATGGACGTGGAGGTAGCGGGATTTCCCCGTGGTGACAGCAGTGACAGTGCGGGAAGTTCCGTTCCCAGTCGCGGTCTTTGCCCCAAACTCGAATAGGGCACCAGCGACAATAACCCCATCTGACGCTATCTCCATGGAGATGGGGATCACCTCCCCCACCTGTCCTCCATGTTGGAACCCTGACTCCTTCGCGACGTAGAGCTGGACCTGCGACCCGAGGGCGCGGCCGATCCCATATGTGATGATGGGGGAGGCGTTCAGAGCTGCGTTTGCAGCAGCGAGGTTCACAGCGGTGTCGAGGTACCCAGCAACGGAGAGTTTCGCACTCTCAGGACCGGAGAGCCGCTTCTTGTAGGGGGGAGAGGCGGAGGTGATAGTGGGGTCAGGAAAGCAGACAAACTCCTTCAGATCGGCGGTACGCTCGGAACCGAAGTTCGCCGACACTCCCGAGATGTCATACTGGTCGATACAGAGAAACTCGTCATACGCGATTTGTTCAGCCACTCAGATCTCCTTCTCGGTGGTGAAAGGAGGGTGAGAGAGTTCTGAGGTGGCGAACCTCTCATTGATCGCAGCGTCTGCCACCACCAGATCCTTCTTGGGAGGCCGCGGCTTGGGACCCTTCTGGTACCCGTTTGCGTTCAACCAGTCGCGGCGTTCTGGATCGACAGGGATGGTATCGCCGGCACGGTGAGGGCCGTAGTCCTTCCCGAGGGTGTAGTCTTCCAGACCATCAGGCCGCTTGTTCGTGCTCATAGTCAAACCTCGCTCAGTCCTTAGTCGTACTCGATCGTCCACAGAACATACTTCGCAGGGTCAGATAGGTCTCCGGGTTGCGGTCGTTCCGCGCGGCGGTTTGCTTCGACCACCAACTCACCCGGGAATGCCGCTTCCACAAATACCTGGAGGGCGGTTTCCAAATTGTCCCACTCCCCACTCGCCTGGATGCGGCGGAACGGGATGCGGAACGCTTGCCCGTACCACGCTTGATTGGACTCACCAGCATCGTACTCGCCTGGGGAAGGAGCCCCGTACCACATAGATCCGGTGATGGAGGAATCAGCTAGTGCATCGAGCCGGTTCAAGTCACCAGTCGCACCATAGATGATGTCCGTGCCGGCATCAATCTGAATCCACCGTTCCATATAGAGAGAGCCGGTGATGATTCTGGAGCGGCCAACCGATTTGATTTCTACTGCCACTGTTCTCTACCCTCCCTCTCCGCCTGCGGTTTTCACTACCTCATCCCAGGCGAGGCGCAATCCCTTGATGGCGGGTTGCGTGAATCCATCTGATGCTTTGTCTGACCCCAGGAGACGGGAGAAGGGCTTCGAGGATTTACCGGATGGGAGCTTCCGCCGATACTGTTTCGACCGCTTCCTGCCCATATCGATGAACCGGGCGTGGACTTCGGTCCATCCGAGCCGCAGTCCTTTATTGGAGGGGGAAAGGGTACGGGACGCGCGGAGGGCTCCAGTGAGGACAGGTTCATCGAGGAGAGAGTCCAGCTTATCCGCTGCCGCCTTCTCCAGTCCCGCTGCTAGTTTCTCCACTTCCTCCTTCATGGAGATGGGGAATTGGTCCGCGAAAGAGGCGAGAGGGAGACGGCTCACGAGGGAGTGTCTCCAATGATGCAGCGGTAGTACCCCACCCCATCATCCGTATCGACCGTCTTCACGCGCAGGATCGGGACCCCGTCCAAACGATCGAGCTGGGTCGGGGCAGGCTTACCGGTGATGAAGGGAAGGAGGCGGGCTTGTGTCCCTCCCTCGATCGTCTTCTCATCCTCTGCCAGGGTGTCACGGCGGAGGAAGGGGTAGGACGATTCCTCATAGTTCTGGGTAAAGGTGACAGCGGCCCCAACCCCAGCAGATTGAGCGGTGGGGATGGCGGGGGTGAAGGTGAGAGAGAGGAGACCGGTCGTAGGAGTGAGTGCGTCGGCAAGGACGGTGTACGTCCCTGTCACCCCTGCGACTGTGAACCGGCTATTCTTCACGACTCTCCCGGTGAGCTTTGTCGCGCCCTTGAGAACCAGAGCCGTCTGGCCGGCAGAGAGAGCGTTCGCGAGGACAGGGCTCACGTTCAGATTGTTGGGCCGGCGCAGGGTGAGAGTTCTCCCCTGTGCACGCCTCTCTATCAGGGCTGACGCGCGGGCGGCGATACTCATCATGCGACTCCTACAACCCCGAGCTCGGCACGCCAGCGGCGGAGACCAGAGAGGACGTTGGGGGCAAGCTCCGTGCTCGTCTGTGTCGCGAAGTAGCTCTCACTCACGCCCTCTGCTTCCCAAGAGGCTACACCTGGAGCTGTTTCGGTTCCCTGTTTGAGACGGAGGACTTCCGCGAAACACCACTGAGACACGAAGGGGGGAAGCTCTTGGACCGCACGAGTGGTCCAAACACATGTCCCATCCGTCACTGTCCCCCCGATCGTGGTAAGGAATGTTGGGATCGTCGCGCCAGTAGTTCCGGCGGTAGTGCATTCGTAACGGTAGAGAGAGGAGGATGTGGGACGGACCCACGAGCCTAGAGTTTTCGCTGTGAGCGCTGCCCAGTCGGAGACCTGATCAGGGAGAAGGAAGCCGGCGTAATAGGTGAAGGATAGGTTCTCGGCTCCGAGGGATGCCCACGGCCACAACCCTTGCCGATAGAGGACACCAGTGCTGGGGTCTTCGAGTTCCCAGTCGGTGTCTGCTACGTCACTGATCGAGACTGTGAGAGTCCCTTCTTCGACAGGTAGACGGGAGAGATAGAGCCGATACTGCCCGCCTCCCCTCCCTGTCTCCTCATACTGCTGACGGCCAGGGTGGATAGAGAGATAGGAGATCATGGAAGAGGAGGCGGCAGAGATGAGAGAGGTGAGGAGGGTGTCACTGTCCGTGGAGGTGAGGCGGAGATAGAGCTTCACTGTGCTGAGGGAGATCAGCGCAGAGGAAGGGCAAGGGGTGAGAACACGGACGGGCATGATGGCGAGAAGATCTCAGGCTGCGCGCGTGACCTTCTTCCAGGTCGGCGAGCTGCTGGCCGTCGTTTGGACGTACACTTCCGCGTTGGTCGTATCGACGTACAGACTTCCCGGCCCCGCGACGTTCAGTCCGGTCCCTGCACCCCCATCTGTCGGTGCTCCAGCCCCCACCAACACCACCACATTCGAGACGAGACGAAGCGGTGCCTTGGTGTAGAAGTCCTTATCCACCGCCGCATACCCGTCATGGGCTGCATCCTGGAGGTCCACCCCGAACTCGAACCCGGACGCCGCGGTCGAGTTGTTGTTCATCACTTTGAAGGCCGCACCAGCGTTGGTGACAGCAGAGTCCCCGTCCGTATAGGCGACGAAGGCCCCCTTAGCGGTCGTGGTCCCATCCCCGATCCCGCCGAGGACCGCACCAGAGGGGTACCCGGTCGCGTTGGTGCCAGAGATGTTGTAGTGGCCGATGACGCCACCGATATAGTTCCCCGATTTGGTGAGGTTCTCACCGAAGACGTTTCCCATGACAGGAGCCAGGAACTTCCCATCCGTCGAACCGGCGGCGGCAGAGAGGGTGAGGTCGGCCCAGATAGGCTGATACGAGGAGGTGCCGGAATAGGTGGCAGAGGAGGAGACTTGCCCCCCATCTGCCACGTCTACCGTCCCCTCGATGGAGAGGGTGGTGTCGGAGGCGACTTCGTGCTTGGTGCCGCCCTGGGAGATGCGAATGCCCATCCTTACTGCCCTCCCACTTCCTCGATCACGGAGGAGGTGTGGGCCGCATCCTGATACTTCGCATTGAAGGCGAAGAGGTAGGCGGCGAAGTCCGAGGTGGCGACAGCTCCAGTGACACTGAGCGCGACCCAGGAGAATCCGTTGTTCGTGTCGAGGTCTTCGCTCTCCAGGTTGATGAAGGCCTGCTTGTTGGAGAGGTCGGTTCCGGCCTGGGTCATCTGGGTGATGGCTTTGCCGGTGATGTCCTTCGCGCCGGTGCCGGAGGAGTCGGTCGCCTGACGGAGCTTGGCATCGAGGGTGCCATTCGTCCCCAAGTCGCCGGCGGAGATCATGGCGCAGAAGGATTCGTAGAGACCGGCGTTGACCCAGACGGTGAGGAGGGTTGCGGCGGCGTTGGCGTCGGGGTCGATCACCCCCACGAGGTGGAACCGGTCAGAGGGCCTGAGGAGTTCGCGTCCCATGATTCCTTTTCTCCTTTCTTGATTCTCGTATTAGGCCCGCGTGGCCAGCTCGATGAAGTGGGAGATGGTGTCCGATCCATTCGCCTGGGCGACGGGGGCGGAGAGATAGGGCATGCCACCGACCCGGAACACCCAGCGGAAGGCGGTGATGTCGTAGTCGAAGTAGAGGTGGATCGAGGAATCGAACCGGGTCCCCGAACTGTGGACGAAAGCCGCGTACCCCGAGAGATCGATGAGCATGATGTCGCCGAGGGTACCGACCGCCTTCGCGTGCTGGGTGAACTTGACGGGCGCGCCCAAGAGCATTCCGTTCGGGGCCTCGCGGAGTCCCTGGTTCTGGTTCGTCCAGGAGGGTTCGTTCCCGATCTTGAGGGTAGCGATACCGGGGATCGTGGAGCGATGTGCGAGCCAGATGAGGCGAGAGCCAGGACCCTCGTTGATCCGAGCTGCCATCTTGAGGACGTTCTCGGTGTAGATGGTGCCGGCCTTCTGGTTCGTCTCCTTGGAGATGGTGATGAGGGCGGCAGAGTTCTCGAACCCGAGAGGCTTGCCGACCCCGTTCCCGCGGATGAGGGCCTCACTGACTTCCCACCCGATCGCACGAGGAGCCGCCTCATTGATGCGGGAGGTGAGGAGGGCCGCGTCCTGGAGGAGCTCGTCCGTGGTATAGACGAGGGCGGCGATCTTGTGGAGGTGGACTTCTCTCGGGGCGAGAGAGAGCTTGGAGGGGGTCTTCTGTGCGCCTTCCGCCGTCCAGTAGGCTTTGACCCCAACCGCACCCCAGGGGGTTGTCTCGTCGGCCGCGAATTGGACCACGCGAGAGCTGGTGGGCTGCGGATTGAAGAGGGGGAGGAGGTCGTCCGCTTCATAGGTGGGACGCCAGATCTCCTGCCGGAAGTCCACGGGGACCATGAGCCCGTCAGTGCTGTGGCCTTCTTGATGAAGGGGAGAGGGGGCTGCGGCACTGATCCCCAACCGCTGCATCTCCGCCTGCTCCTCCGCAGAATACTGCCGCGTGTCACTCACCACCACAGCCATCAGCTCGGCAGTGCGGGCGTCCATCGGGACACCGGACTGGCGGGAATTCTGGAACTGGAGGACGCTGCGGGCGAAGTGGCCGATGGAAGAGAAGCCGCGTTTCGGGTCCTGCTCGACGCGGGGGGTGGCCTGGACAGGCTGGCGGACTGAGGCAGTGGCAGGGGCTTGGGCCTCGTGCGCCAGGAGAGCCTCGATCGCGGTGATCTCTGCGCGGGCGGCCTGGATGTCGGCGGTGAGGGAGGTGACCTTCGCGGTGTGCTCTGTGCGCTGTTCGGCGGTGTAGGCGGAGGTGTCGGTACTGGTGAGAGTGGGGATCTGCGCCTGGAGATCCCGGAGCCGCTGTTGGGCGATGGTGAGAGGGGAAGCCAAGTGTCTGTCTCCTTTCGAACGTGATAAGCGTCCGGAGACAGGGGGCGGAGGTGGAAAGGAACCAGGACAAGGCTCCTCTGCTCGGACGCACAGTGAGAGTGCGATCCAAGAAAGCAGGAGAGGCCGTAGGGCAGGTGCTTTGCTTGGGGTGAGGAGGAGAGAGAGGAAGGACCGGAGAGATGGTCAAAGGACCAGGGCCGGTGTTGGTGGTGTCGAATCTCTCGCCTACTCTGGGGAGGAGTTTAAGGGAAAGGGGTTTGTGGTGTCAAGGTAGTGTCTGCGCTGGTCAACGAGAACCGTTGACATCGGACCTCGTTTATGGCTGAATTGGGTCGTCGATCGGTGTCGATCTTTGCCGATCGGCAGACCTACGGAGGTCGAACGGGCATGGGCAACCACAGAAGGAAGGAAGTCGCGGAACTCTTGAAGGTCAGCCAAGGGACGCTCTATCGGTGGGAGCGGGACAAGAAGATTCCCCGCGTCAAGCGGTTGAAGCGCACGGGGGAGCTTCTCTATACTGACGAGGACATCGAGAAGATCAGAGCATTCATGGAAACGGTTGAAGACCCTGCGGAGGTCGGGGCGGAAGAGAGCGCGTGGGGATACTGAGTGTAGTACTTCGGCTCGACAAGAAGGACCCTCATCACTTAGGACAGGCTCCTGTGCTTGAGTAGGCTCCGGCGGGTGTTCTCAGCACCTGTCGGGGCCGCTTCGTTGGGATTCGGGAAGGTGCGCCCTCCCCTCATAGAGGGGAGGTTACGGCAGATCCGCGCGCGCGCAACCGGCCAGGAGGCCGGATTTCAAAATAGGACACTACCGGTGTCAACCTCAGGTTGCGATTTCCTGATCGATCTGGATAAACTGTGCACGGATGTAGGCTGTGATCTGGTTTGTGGTCTGCTCGCCAAGCTTGGCGAATTCAGGGTACACACAACGTGCAGCAGCCGCCACGATTTCAGTAGACGTGAGATGCCGATTCGCTTCTATGGCAGGGGGTTGAACGTTTACCATCCCGGAGCCTCCCCCGAGTCCTTCCCATAGTCACTCACGCGGTAGTGAACCACGACCCGAGTCGTCCCACTGAGCCGGTTGATCCAGATGCCGGTAGGACAAGGGACTCCATGCTCACCGACAGGAAGAACCTTTGCCTCATTCGCAGAGAGGGAGACGGCGAGAACCTCCTTAGTAAGATCTGTGCCAGCTCCCTCCTGGACTGAGACCCCGGCCGTGCTTCCCGCCGTCTCGATGACTGAGACTGCGATGAGGCGGAGGTTCGCAGTGGGGGCGACGGCGGCAAGGGAGGTGGTTGCGGCAGGGAGGACGATGCGTTGGGTGTCAGCCATAGATATCTCCGTGCTGATCTTTGATTGCTTTAAACTTAGACAGTATCAAGCGTCCGGGGATCACGCCGGTTACTGGATATACGAGCGGGCGGCACTCGATTCCTGTGTTAAAGAATAGTTGATACGCGAGCACGAGAGACTCTTCCTCATACTTCTCCCAAGCGGGAGTAAAGGTTTGATCTCCCGCCTGCTCTCTTAGTACCACAGATGATCGATCAAGAACCGCCTCAGCCACAAGGGAATGAAGAAGCTCATGATCGACCAATGAGCGCCATACTGCATCAGGACCGGTGTATCCCTCTCCCTCTCGTGCTTCCCTGATATTGTTAGGGTCGCTCTCGTCTCTCATCGCGCCGCAAGATAGACCGTCAGGGAAAACGGTGCGGACAGAGCGGGAGTCGGGCCACACTTCATAGGTGCAGTATTTGAGGGGAATGGAGATGGAGCGAGGATAGGAGACCATCAGGCTCCTACCAGTTTGAGATGAGCATGGGCGAGGGCGAGATCGTGAGCAGTCTGATCGTCCTCCTCTTTGTCTTTAGTCAGGGCGGACTCGCTGGCCTCAAGGGGATTCAATTCAGCAGAAATCCAATTATTTGCTCCACAGTTGGAGCACTCACCATCACCGTCTACATGTTCCCACTCTTCTCCGCCACAAGCCGCGCACCACACTCGCTGTTCTGTTTCTGCCCTCACTCCTCTCCCTCCCCTCTTCGCAATCAGTTGAGCCATCCGATCAATCTCTCCCTGTACGGTCCCGATCCTGTCCACGATCCTCAAGCTCTTGGCTGCCTGTGCTCCCATCATTCTGCCGCGGCCCCAGTCCTTATCGATCGTGGCAGTCTTCACACTACGCCCGCGGGAGAGAGCTTTGAGGAAGCCCTGGTAGTACTCGCCGCATCGGGCCTTGTAGTGGTCCTCAGTCTCAGGAGAGAGAGACTCGAAGGGGTTGCCCTCAGACTTGTATCCGCCTTCAGGGGAGGTGATAAAGGTGACCTTCAACCCCTCCATCTCCGCACGGGCGGATACGTCGTCATGCCGCATGAGGACACCGATGGAACCGATATCAGAGGAGGGGCAGGCTACCAGCTCCTTGAATTGTGTGCTGAGCCAGAGAGCGGCGGATGCACACATACCGGTGACGATACCCACATTCGGTTTCGTATCCCGGTAGGAGTAGATCACCTCGCCAGCCTCCTCTACCCCGAACACGTTCCCACCTGGGCTGTCTATGAGGATGATGATTCCGCCGGTGTTGGGATCTGCCATCTCGGCACGATAGCGAGCAGTGAAGGCATCGAGGGAAGTAGCCTCCTGTGATACGTCTGAGAGGTAAGACATACGGGGGCAGATGGTCCCATAGAGGGAGAGGACCTTGATCTGAGGCGGGCTGCTGTAGGTCGTAGGCTCACGAGAGGCTTGCGCGGCTGAGATCGCAGCATCCTTCTCGGTACGGGTGAGAGGGAGCGAGAGCCCCATGCCACAGCGCGCCTCCACGATGGCGAGCATGTTGTAGAAGCGGGAGGGTTCGATTGCCCAGTAGCCTTCGGTGAGAAAGTGGAGGGTGCGAAGGGGCGGCAGTGGGTTGCTCATATTTATGTTCCTTCTCCTGTGACCAGTTTCATCATCTCCCTCACACCACGAGGAATTCCGTCTTCCTCCCTTTCCCACTCCATCACAACCTCAACCCCTGCCTTCTCAAGCTCTAGGCGGTGAGCTTCAGTGTACCCCTCTGCTCTCACTCTTTCAATCGCCAATCCTTCCGCTACTACCCGCGCATGACCTTTGTAGAACTCGGCAAGCCAGAGATGCCAGCCTTCAGGGTTTGAGGCGAGACGGATAGAGTTCTTCTTGACCTGTTCTACTTCGCGACGGAGCAGGCGAGAGGCAGAAGAACGGAGGAGAGAGAGATGGTGATGAGTCAGAACTGTTGTCCGTGTCCCCTGTGTGTCGTCTTCTGCGCGCGCTTGAGATCCGAATGCGATGGACGACCCAGACTTTGATGCTTGTGAGGCTTGCAGAGGAGACAGCCGGCGCGTGTGGATTTCGGTCCCTTGCGCTTGTGCTTCTTTGGTTTGGGCATGAAGGTATTGTGGGACAAAGGGAACAATCTGCGCAAGTACCTTGTCCATCCCTATCGCTCCTGTCTCTCTATCCCCCGGATTGCCCTCCCGCGGCTGCCTGGGATCTCCCCCTCTATCTGGCCCCTGATTCACTGCTGCTCGCGGGGTTGCCATCTCCTCCGTGTTGTAGGGGTTACGCCCGAGATCCTTCCTCACCTCATCCCGAGAGAGGACGCCGTTCATCACATAGATCGCACTCTCCTGCGCGACAGCGAGAGCGTCCCCTCTGAATATCTGACTGAGATCGATCTCACACACCACCCCTGGCTCTGTGATCAGGTGCCGCTTGTACGCCGCTTCAATCAGTCGAGAGCGGGGGCGGAGCTGGAGATCTCCAAACTCGCGCATAGCGGGCTCGCGGGAGGCATAGGGCGGTTGTTCGTCCGCCCCAAGGAGATAGGCAGGGACACCGGTGAACCGGGAGACTTCGCGCGCCTGAGCATCCCATGCTTCTGTAAGCTGGGCATTGCGAGCGGTGTGACCTAGCTCTTTGATCTTTGCTCCCTCCTCGATTGCGACAACCCGATGAGCGTTTGCGAGTCCTCCTATCTTTCCCTGTACCGACTTCTTGAATCTCTCAATCGCTCCATCAGACATGACGGCGGGATGCTCGACTACTACGCTTCCTTGTGCGCCACGTGAGAAGTAGGTAGACCGATATTCTTGCTGAGCCAGCCACACCCCTACCGCTTCTCTGCTCCTTCTGAGAAGGGACTCGGGTATGAGCTTGTGTGTCCCGAAACCCTCCAATACGAAACACTGATCCTGCATCAGGACTTCAGAAGTCTTCCCTGGTTCCGAGATGTGGAATCTCCGCTTCCCATTATCCAACTGGTCTATCTGGGATATGTGCTCTGAGTCTACCGGCCAGAGTTCCAGGCCGTCATTCCCCCATTTCATTCTGCTGAGACTGAGTCCCCAGAGAGTACACTGTGCGACCGTCTGCATGCGCCACTGAACCCCGGTCTGCCAGGGGTTGGGGGTGCCATCAGTATCCAGGATAGAGAGGAGCGGGTGGTTGTATATCTGCGAGTGTCCCTCATCATCAGGGAGGCGGCGGTAGAACCGGACAGGGTTAGACCCGAGCAGTCCGGCGTATATCATCACGGAGAGGAACACACAGGAGACACCGATGGCGTCATCCTCCCGCACATACTGCCCAGCCATGGATGGGCCTGCGTGCCCTCCCCAGTAATCGCGGCCAGAGAAGAAGGACCAGGCACGCTCATCACTGGGGTTGTGGGGCCACTGTGGGGCGGCAGAGGCGGAGGAGGAGAGGCCGAAGATGTAGTCGAGGAAGCCCAAGGCTCACCATCCCAACTTAATAGACACAGCTTCATCCAGTCGTAGATACGTCAGTTTCCTGCGTCTGAATTTCCTGACTTTCACGCGGTAAGACCGAGCGGTGTTCTCCTCTCCTCGCGGGATGTAGATCAGAGACCAGCCCCCACCTGGGGTAATAAATCCATGGGCTTCTGGAGCATCAAGTACAGTGACTTTGAGTGCGCTCAGTTTATCCGGAAGACTGGAGAAATAGATAGTGGCTTTAGACCCCACAGAATAACAGAGCTGAAGACGGATGAACTCTGGCGATTGACGGGTAAGCTCGGGTGTAGGATCTGATTCAAGAGCGTCGGGGTGATTTCTCTGTTCCTTCACTGGCGCCTTCCTCCCCTCTCTCCCATCGTCTTATAGAGAAGTGAGATCGTCCCAAAAGTGATGAGAGCCCCGGACCATCCTGTGTAGAGGTAGACACCGAAGGAGATGAGGAATACGTCTACTATTTTCTCGCGGAAAAGGAGGAGGACCCGAGAGAGAGAGAAGAGGAAGCGGGAGAGGAGAGAGGGGGTCAATCCTCTTTCTCCGCTGGTGCAAATGTGGAAGGTACTAGAGTGTGTACGCTGAGAGGCGCGAGCTTACTCACCACCCCATCACAAAGAACTGTCTCCCCTTCTACTCGAATGCGCTCACCACACCGGGTGCAGCGGCGGAGAGAAGTCTCAGGAGATGATGATATGTTCTGGATGACAGGCGTCCAGAGAGGATCATTGTACCTCCGCAGCTCGTATCCGAGAAAGCTGATAGCAGCGACCAGCTCTTCGCGTGACATGTCGTCCACCCTGCGGCCCACCAGCACAAGTTCACTCATAGGTATGCATCCTCAAACACGAGCACCCCTCTCCTCTCATACACACTCCCCTTCTCCTCCCCCTTATTCGCCCGCATACACCATCCCAACCCAGTAGCCAGTGCGCTGGGTCCGTCCACATTCTCCTTCAATCTCCGCTTGTCTATGATGTGCCTCCCTCCCCTATCCGTCTCCAGGTTCACGTTCCCCATCATCCACCTCATGACGGGGTGCCCCCTATGCCGCCACAGCCCTACCTTCGCACGTCTCTCTGTCTCGGTGATGGGGGCATGCATCAGCCTGTACTGCTGCTCCCATGTTACCATTTTTAGTCCTGCTTGTTCAAGGTTCAGGGCCATTTGAGGGGAGACAAAGGCGGGGTCATACGCGCATGCCTCGATCGTGTACCGGGTCATGAGGGTGCCGGTGATGAAGGAGAGGAGGGAGCCGAGGGCCACGATAGAGGGCCAGACTTCCAGGTCGCCAGCCTCGCGCCAGACATGGAAGATGGACTGGTCTTGGGCGCGAACGTCGAAGGCTTCCTTGTCCATGAAGAAGTATTCGAGGAGGGTATAGATTTGGTTGTTGGGGTCAGAGATAGAGGGGGAGGGATCTACTTTCTCCGCTACTTCTTCTTCCCCTTCCTCTCCTTCTATCAGGACGGAGGTGATGGTCTCCCCCCTTCCCAGCCTCAGATCCAGCAGTTCCTGACTCCTCTTTCCTTCATCGTCTGGAAATATGAGTGTGATGGCGTGGAACCCTGCCCCGTGTGCGAGGTCCATCCCCATATAGCATCGCTTCCCTATCATCTCCTCTTCGAGCTTCGTCATCTCACCGAGCTGTGGGTGGGTGACACGCGAGGAAAGGGAGAGATCCGCACACCCCATCCAGATGGAGTCCGGCACCCATACCGTCTGTGAGTCCGTCCATACACAGAACTGGAGGCGGAGAACACGATTCCTCTGAGCAGGGAGTCCCTTCGCCTCTGTGAGCCTCTTGCGGGCGTACTCGAAGCTCCTCACCCTCCCTATCGCAGGGTTCGCCTTGATCCAAAGTTCCTCATGTGCGAGGAGGAAGTCTATAGGGTCCTGTGTCTCTATCGGTGCTTCCCCCCTCTCCTGCTTCATCAACCCCATCACCTTCAGTTCTTCATCGTCGAGACCGCAGATGTATGCGAAAAGGGAGTCGTTGGGGATCTTCCCTTCGAGCATCTGTGTCGCCTGGAGCCTCTGCTGCCAGCAGACGGAGGTGCGATCGGTGCCGGAGTTGGTGGTGATGTAGAGGAGCGGGTTCTCTCCCTTCATGCCCTGTCTCATCATGGAGAGAACGATGTCATCGGGGTGCTCGTGCAGCTCATCTACCCCACAGAAGTGAACAGTCGGTCCGCTCTTTCTATCATCACTGGCAATGGGGCGGAGATAAGAGCCGCCAGTCTTAGGGTCTGAGAGTTGCCAGCAAGGATTCTGCCCAGCTTTGACGAATCGAGACTTGAGAAGGGGCGAGAGATCAGCCATTGCTACTGCATACTGGAAGGAGACTTGAGCCTGTTCCTTTTTGGACGCTGCGAAGAAGCACTCTGCGCGAGGAGTGCGGTCTCCTATCGCCATGAAGATGCCAGTACCCGCCGCAAGTGGCGACTTTCCTCCCCCCTTGCTCATTTCTTCATATACGACCTCGAAGCGCCGTCTCTTGTAGTGGATATACCCCTTATCGTCTGTCCACCGGTCCTCGTGATTCTTCCAATACCAGCCGAATACACTCCCCTGTATAAACTCTTGGAAGTCCAAGAGGACGAATGGACGGCCCTCCCATTTCCCTGTAGAGAGGCGGAGGACCAGACGGAAGAAGTCTATAACTTGCTGAGCACGGATAGGGTCGAAATAGAGATCGGCCCGCTTCAGGTCGTCCAGGTGCCGCTGACAGGCGAGATGGACCCACTTGTTTGCGAGGATGCGGCCGGAGACTACTGCGTCCGCGTAGGTGGTGACAGGGTCGGAGGGGAGAGAAGGGGAAGAGACAGAGGGTGGGAGGAAGCGAGAGAGAGAGGGGATGGAGGGCGCACAGCGGATGCAGATAGTAGGGGAAGCAGGGGGCGAGGCGACACAGGGCCGACAGACGTGGCGGTCACAGCGAGTGCAACGGAGCCGACGCGTGCCATTGGTTTGACTGTGGCAGTGATCACAGAATCGAGGAGGGAGGGTAGGCATATAAATCAACGCGCGATCAAAACAGAATCACCTGGAACCGCCCGGGGCACCTAGCCCATGAGTCACGAGGCGCCACGCGGCGATCATTGCCTGTCGAGACGTGGTGTAGTAGCTCATCTCCTGCGCGCACGATCTCACCGCCGAAGAGGATCTCCTCATACTGGTGACAGTCATCTCGTCTGCTCCTGTCTCAATTCGCTGCCCCTCCTCCCTGTCCCATCCCCTTCTCCAGCTCCTCCATCAGTGCCTGTGCGGGGTCCTTCCCCTTCCCTCCCCTCTCCTTCCCCTCATCCTGGATCGTCTGCACCCGCGGAGAGCTGGCAGGGGTCAAGCCGAACTCGGAATTCCACCTCTTATAGTCCGCCAGCGCGTCCTTCAGTAGCGCCACCTGAGGCCGTGCCCTCTCCCTCTCCCCCACTACCTCCCCACTCCCTCCCACAATGGGGATGACCTGGGTGTACCCGTTCGTACTCAGATCCTCTCTCAGCACCAGCAGCCTGTACCACGCGTCACACAAAAGCTCTAGTGAGTGGAGATGCGTGTCTGCAAGGACCCGATCCCGGATCAGCTTCTCCCCGAGGTCGTACCACATCTCTTCCCCCGGGCCTTCGAGAGAGAGAGGGGCAGGAGGAAGAGAGAGGACGCGGCGAGGTTGCGGCTCGTTCTCGGGGAGAGGACGACGGCCTCGGTTCCCTTCTGCGATCTTAACGCTTGTCGGTTTGGCCTTTGGTCCGCGCAGTCCCATAGAGAGAAGAGTAGAGGGAGACAGGACGCGGTGTCAAGCACTTTGCGCCACAAAGCACTCTGCGGGAAACGTGCGACACTCAAAATTTTGC